AATCGTGTTTGAGTAATAGTAGCCATTATAATAGGTTCATATTATATATATAATTATAATATACTAACGTGCGCGCGAGAAATTTTTGGGCGGTTGTTCTAATGCAAAATAGTGATGCTGAACATTGCTCCATACTCATCATACTGAGGAATGGTAATGATGGTTTTAGCTCTTGCCCCATCTTTAACCTTCTGAATTGTGATTAAAGAAGTCCACTTTGAAGGAATGTTCTCATCAAGTTCTTGGCATACTAGGCGGTATACTTCAACAGCACCTCGGTCAACAAAAACTTTTCCTTCCTCATAACTGCAAGAAGTTATCTTGAAGGATAGCTCACCTTCGGTACCTGCATCAATTGTCAGTTTACCTTCCTTCACAGAAATAGAGTGCTCAATTTGCATTGGATCGCAATCTTCGGCATCCTTGTTGACAACGAAGTCACCTGCTCCAAAAAGCCAATGAATTTGCTCAGTTTGCGTTTCAAAACGCATAGAAAATGTACCAACAGAGATTTCTTGCGGTTCTAAAGCCATACAAGCCGAACAAACCAATAATTCTACTACAAAAGAAACAAATCTTCTCATAAGCGAAATTTTAAGGGTTATTTTGAATTTTAAACATCATACCTACACCTGTCAACAGCCATTCGGCATTAACGTTATAATCTTCAACTAGCCAAGCAAGCCATTCTGATTTGATAGCTCTTCCATCTGGGCACTTCTTAAACGTAGAGAAATTCCAATAGTTGATACCATGAGATTCGGTAAAAGTGCGTATTCCTCTAGCTTTACGCTGGTTGATAGCAACATCAAGAGCAAGGAAGAAACGCTTTGTTATCGCCATGCCTGTTGGCGTTGTCGTAAGTTTCATACGCTATAAATATTTCCGTGTACGTTAATTATATAGAAATCGCTTTTTTATCTGCAGGAGTAATAGTCTCCCCATTAGCTAGCTTCTCGAAACATCTAGCAAGATGTTCGTATGCCTGGCGTAGCTCCCTTATCTCCACATCTTTCTGTGCGTTAATTTCGATGAGACGATTTATAACAGAAAGCGAATCTATTTGCTCATTTGGCTTTTCTGCTCTAATTGAAGTCGCAGGAATATCATCATTAAGCATATTCCCTTCTCCAGTTAACAGCCAGTCGATATTATACATAGGCTTAACTGTATGTATAAGATTTGCCATACGAGCACTGACCTTTTTGGTTTTTCCTCGCAGAACATCATACAGAGCTTGCGACTTACGTCCATCAAGACCAATCTCTGTACAAAACTGAGAAGCGTTCTTGTTTTCTTGCGCCAAAATGGCACTAATAATGTCTTTTCCGTCCATTTTATGATAAACAATGTTAAAGCAAAGAAATTTCTTAGTTTTCTATATAGATATTTCAGAAATATTTATTATCTTTGCACCGTGAATATTTAAATAACAATGCAAAATTACAAAAAATTATTTGTATGGCAAATAAAAGTGAAGAAAAAAAGCAAAAAATGACCCTTTTGGATTATTACGAGAACCTTCCAAAGTCCTCGTACCCAAAGAAGGATTTCATTCAGCGCATCATGTCAGAATGCGATGTGTCATTTACTACAGCCCGCAACTGGACAAAAGGTCATACAAGACCGATTGTTGATTGGCAGATAGAAAAACTGTCTGAAATTACAGGAATACCAAAAGAACAGCTATGGCAGTAGAGTTTTATATGTTTGATGATGAACTTTGGTTCATTAAGGATGGTACCGAAAATCAAGCTCTCTCGGAAAAAGATACAGAAGTCATTAAGAAAATGATTGATGCTATCCGAGAAAGATACCCCGAAGCCTACAAGGCTTTATCTAAGGAGTATCAAAAGAGTGCAATGAATGTTCCTTATTATCAGTTCTTGATAGTCAGAAGATTCTGTAAATGCAACTTCGGAAAGCTTGATACAACCACCTACGATATTGATAATCTCGGCAGGCTTAACTTTGAAAAAGTTGAATGCCCACTGAGAGGAGAATGTAAGAACGAAGGCATTATTTGCAGCCCAAAGTTTAACTCCAAGCTCTCTCCTGCCGAAGAAAGGGTAATGAACCTTATCTATCAAGGTTTCACAAAAGAAGAAGTTGGTGAAAAGCTTTGCCTCTCTCCGAACACAATTAAACAGCATGTCAGATCTGCTTACTGCAAGTTAGGTGTTCACGATAAGGGCGAGTTTGTAAAGCTAGCTAAAGATAATGGATTTTTTAATAATTTAAAGCACTAAGAGCAATGAGTATGATTAAAAGAAGCAATGAAATTGCTATTCAGAAAAACGTTAAAATGATGGTTTACGGACAGGCAGGTATGGGTAAGACAACTTTTGCCCTCTCAGCACCTAAGCCTTTGTTGCTTGATTTCGATAATGGTGTCAAGCGTGTTAATACCGCACATTTGGATGATAATGTCGGTATCGTACAGGTTTCCAGTTGGCAAGATATTCTCAATTTGCTCAACTATAACAAGAAGGATTTGGAGGAGTTCGATACTATCGTTGTAGATACTATTGGAAAGATGATTGACTTCATCATCGCCTACAGATGCAATGGTCGCAACCCTCAGATACAGGATTGGGGCACCATCAATAACGACTTCAAATGGTTCACCTCATCTTTGTCACAGCTTAACAAGAACATCGTCTTTGTCGCACATCGTGACACACGCAAGGAAGGTGAAAGTACTGTGTATGTCCCTGCACTTCGTGAGAAGAACTACAACAATATCGTTACAGATTTGGACTTGCTTGGCTATCTCGAAATGAGAAGTGAGAATGGACAGCAAATCAGAACTATCACTTTTGACCCTACAAGTCGTAACGATGGTAAGAACACCTGTCAGCTTCCTGGTTGTATGCAGATTCCGGTTATTCTTGATGCAAACGGACAGCCAACCGCTCCTAATAACTTCATCGCTACTCAGATTCTCTCACGTTATCAGTCTATGATAGCTCAGAAAGAAGAAAAGGTCAAGGAGTACAATAAGGCTCTTGAAGAGATTAAGGAGGGTGTTCAGTTGATTACTGACGCAAGAGGGGCAAACCATTTCATCGAGCACATCAAAGATTATGCAAACTTGGGTAACTCCATCATTCTTCATGCAAGAAGTCTGTTCACCGAGAAGGTAAGTGCTTTGAAGTTGGTTTACAATAAGGAGACCAAGCAATACGAAGACCCACAAGTAGCATAAGCTATGGAAGTAGTCAAGTTTAGGTTCTATGCGACGCTTTTGGATGCGTATCAGAACTACCTTGATAGTGACATCATTTGGAGTAAATATTGGGGATGGTCTGAAAATCCACCCCATACTCCAGAAGAGTTCAAGAAGATACAATTCCAATCGTTAATAGATAAGATAAATCGAGTACCATTCGATAGTGAAGCTGCTGACAAAGGCACAGCATTCAATGAGGTTATTGATTGTATGGTCCTTCATTCTAACTCGGAGAATATGGAAATCCACACTATTTACCAAGATGTTGAAGATTATCACTATGTTGGCGAAGGAGAGGTTAAACCATACAACAAACGAGTGCCTATCGGTGTTGAAGCAAAGTTGAACGGCAGAAGTTTCTACTTCCCTATTCAGCTAGTCCGACATTATGCAGCCTACTATAAAGGAGCATTGCCACAGGTTTATATACAAGCAGTCTTACCTACCATGTATGGGAAAGTAATGCTGTATGGGTATATTGATTACCTTATGCCGTTCTGCACTCATGATCTGAAAACAACACGTCAGTATGCGGTCGGCAATTACAAGCGGCATTGGCAGCATCGAGTCTATCCTTATGCCCTCATGAAGAATGGTTGTGATGTTTACGACTTCGAATACAATATCTCGGAAATTGGAAAAACGTATTACAGAAACTACACAGAGAGTTATACGTTTAACCCCGAAAGAGACATTCCTCTACTCACTCAACACTGCGAGGATTTAATAAAATTCTTGCTTGATAACAGAAGTTTAATCACAGATAAGAAAATATTCAATTTGGTTTAATATGGCAGAAGAAAAGAACACCAATATCGTTGCACTCCAAGAAAAAGATGTGCAATTGGTGGTAAGCAAAGAAACTATCGGTCAGCTTACCACGAATATCAAAGAGGTTAAAGCTAGAGTTGAAAAGGCTTTGCCTATGTATGACATCAGCAACTATAGCACCGATGATATTCCAAAGTGCAAGGAAGACAAGGCTTTACTCAACAAGGCAGCTAAAGCACTTGACGATAAGCGCAAGGAGCTTGAAAAGGTTTGGAATAAACCTTTTGAGGAGTTCAAGACAACCTGCAACGATACGTGCAAGCTTATCAAGAATGCGGTATCTCTCATTGATGGCGTAATCAAAGAAGATGAAAATCGCACCAAGAAAGCTAAGAAAGAAGAGATTGAAAAGCTTGCTGAGAAATGCGGAGTGGAAACCATCGGTATCAAACTAGACCTCATCTTTGATGCGAAATGGCTCAACAAGACAACTTCAATGAAGTCTATCGAAAAAGCTATCACAGAAAAGGTTGATAACATCAAGAAAGACCTCGAAACCTTGAAGCTATTTGCAGAAGATTATGATGCACTTGCCGCCCGATACAAGGAAAATCTCAATCTGCAGGAGACTATCGCATACGCAAACAAGCTGAAAGAACAGCGTGCTAGCTCAGTGTCCCCTAGTAAGAAAGAAACTGCAACACCTCCAACATCACCTCAGAAGGAAGTCGCGGAGAACAATGCAGCCGAGCAACAGGAAGAGCAGCCGAAGAATAGTAAGATGTCTTCTAATGAAGAAGATGCCATGGATGCTTTCGCTGCCGCTATGGGACAGTCGGTTGCACCTCCTACTCCAACCGAGACACGTACTTACGTTTGTACCGGTACAAAAGAGGCAATGGAATGTTTGGAACGCTTCATGCGTGACAATGGTATCACTTTTAATGTTCAGTAAAAATGGCATTTCAGATTAGTGGAATTATTCAGCATATAGGGAATACGGAGAGTATTCCCTATCAAGGCAAAGTCTTCAAAAAAAGAGAGCTTGTCTTGGATTGCTCCTATCGTAACCAGTTCACAGGGCAGATAGAGAGAACAAACTATCCAAAGTTCGAGTTTACAGGCAATCACGTTGATGATCTGAATGGCTTCAATATGGGTGATATTGTGACGGTATCATTCTCCTTGAATGGTTCACGCTCAGAGAAAGATGGGCAAGTTAGATACTTCACTAACGTTCAAGGTTATAAAATCGAGAAATATCAATCTCGTTATAATCAGCAACAAGGTGGAAATCAGACCGCACAAGAGGCTAACGGAAATCAGCCAACACCTACACAAGGGGCATGCCAAAGCGCACAACAAGCAGCTATGGAGTCTGCAAGAGCAGCATCAGCTGCTAATTTCCCTCCAGCCGTAGATGCGAACGGAAACCCTATTCAAGGTAATAATGACGACTTACCATTTTAAAGTTTAGACTATGGCACTCTATAATTTGAAGAACGTTTATGACAGAAAGAGGTTCAAGGAAGCCTGTAATCAGATGGTTCTGAAGAATGAATACGTTGAACTGAAGAAAAAGAACACTCAACGTTCTTTGGCTCAGAATAGTTACCTGCATTGTCTGTTAGGTTACTTTGCTTCTGAATTTGGTTTTACCCTCGAAGAAGTTAAGTTTGATATTTTCAAGAAGATATGCAACAGGGATATATTCGAGAGAAAGCGAATTAACAGAAGGGGACAGGAAATTACCTACATTAGAAGTAGTACTGAACTCGATAAGGCTGAAATGACAACTGCAATAGAAAGATTCAGAAATTATAGTAGTGCTCAGTGTGGGCTTTACCTTCCTGCACCTCATGAAGGTGAAATGTTATTTTTTGCTCAACAGCAGATTGAGCAATGCAAAGAATTTATGTAATTTAAAACAGAAAATATTATGTTAGCAGATTTGGATGGTCACAGACCAGAGAAGATTGAGTTTTGTTTGACCGAAGCTCAGAAAGAAATGTTCAAGGACGTGTTGGTACTTTGCGAAGGTGCAAAGAGTGCAGACGAACCTATCAAGGTTCTGCATGACAAGTTCAATGCTCTCTTCCCAGACAATGAGGTTGTTGACCGCAAGTATGATGATTTCGAGATTCACGCTATCCGTGAAGAGTACTGCATCAAGCAGGAGAATGATGTGCCAAAGCGCAAGGAAGAGTTGGAAACCGTTCTTGCTCAGATCAAGACGATGAAGAAGAATGCCGAAGAAGCATACGCATCAGCACTTCTTGAAGTCAGTGATTTGGCAGCAAGAGTTAAGAATGGTATCACGGATTTCCGCTTACCTTCTACTAAGACCGCTCGTATTGCTCTCAATGGTCATTACCTCTTCTTTGCTTGGGTGGATGATAAGTTCCAGCTTTGCAAGGTTCAGAAAATCCCAGATTGGGACAGAAGCGGCTTGTGGAGCCAGGAAGATGTCAATCAGCAGGCTATGAAGGAAGTTTTCGGCATCGAGTTCCCCGAAGTGGAAAAACCAAAAACAAAGGCTGAGCAGACTGATGATAATGACCTTCCTTTCGGTGACGATGATGAGGATGGTAATGATGAAGACGAGTAATCATGTACACACTCAGACCATATCAGAAACAAGCAAGTGATGCTGCCGTCAGAGCGTTCACAGGCAAGACTAAGAAGAATGGACTTCTTATCTTGCCTACGGGCGCAGGTAAGTCGCTTGTAATCGCAGATATTGCAAGTAAGCTGGATAGTCCGCTACTCATCTTTTGTCCGTCAAAGGAAATTCTAGAGCAAAACTTCGCTAAACTGCAAAGCTATGGTGTTTTTGATTGTGGAGTATATTCCGCTTCTGTTGGTTGCAAGGATATAAACAGAATAACTTTTGCTACCATCGGAAGCGTTATGAACCACATGAAAGACTTTCAGCACTTCAAGTACGTATTGGTTGACGAATGCCATCTTTGTAATGCTAAAGGTGGACAATACAAAACCTTCTTCGAAGCCGCGGATAGACAGGTTATCGGCTTAACAGCAACACCATATCGACTAGGAAGGGGACTCAATGGCAGCTCGATGCTAAAGTTCCTTACGAGAACTAGACCAAGAATATTCGATGAGGTTCTGTACTATTGTCAGATTTCAGAATTGCTTGCAAAAGGTTATCTTGCCGATTTGAGATACTTTGATTGCACTCAGCTAGATATGTCTAATGTGCATACCAACTCAACAGGAAACGACTTTGATGAAAACTCCCTAAAGTTGGAATATGAACGAAGCGGATTCTATGATCAGCTTACTTCCACTACCCTACGTGTATTGAAGCCAAAGAATAAAATACCGAGAAAAGGAGTTTTGGTCTTCACCCGATTCACGGAAGAAGCGGAAAGATTGACAGATAAACTGCGACAGAAAGGTATTAATTCTGCAATCGTTACAGGCGAGACTCCAAAGAAAGAACGTGAAGCTATCTTGGAGAAGTTCAAGGATGGCACCATAAAGGTTGTCTCTAATGTCGGAGTTCTCACAACAGGATTTGATTATCCTGCACTTGACACGGTTATCTTGGCAAGACCAACGAAGTCTTTGAGTCTCTACTATCAGATGGTGGGACGAGCTATCAGACCTTTCAAGGATAAAGATGGATGGATAATCGACCTTGGCGGTAGTTTCCGTTCCTTCGGAAAAGTCTCTGATTTAAGAATAGACCTAGAGGTGCAAGGTTCATCAAGATGGTGTATCAAGTCTCTAGGTAAACAATTGACTAACGTAAGTTTTTGAATTATGAAAATTGAAGCAAAACAGATTAATGAGTGGGTTAAAAGAGCCTACGATAATGCTGTCAAACATGGATGGCATGAAGAAGAAAAGTCTAATGCGCATTGGTTGATGATGGTCTGCACAGAAGTAGCAGAAGCCGTACAAGCTGACCGCAAAGGAAACTATATGGACGACCTTGACAAAGAAGGTTTTAAAACCGTACTTGCCAACGACCATGGTGGCAGTTTGTTCAACAAATACTACTCTAATACCATCGAGGGGAAAGTAGAAAGCGAGTTGGCAGATATTTGTATTCGTGTCTTTGATTTAATGGGTGTTTATGGTGTTGTGGCAAAGGACGGATTTTCCACATTTGACTCTGAGGTTAAGTGTGCTAAACAGCATAGCTTTACTGAGGACGCTATGGTTGTTACTAGAACTATTGTTTCGTGCAACCTTAACTCATCTATAAGTGTAAAGGCAGAAATGTTCTGTGTCTTATATACAAGTATTCTTTCCTCCGTATTTGAATGGGCAGAAGCACTTGAAATCGACCTCGTTCAGCACATCAACTTGAAGATGCGTTATAACGAAAGCAGAGAATACCATCACGGAAATAAGCTGTATTAAAGAGTCCTATGGTTATGAATAAATACTATTTCAACCGCAAGCCAAAAGCGGCTCAAGCCGAAAAAAAAGAGGTAAAAAAGAATACTTCTAAGAGCAAACCTAACTTGGTTAAAAAGCTTGATCGGATTTTCTCTCTTTATATCCGCTTGCGTGATGTTATGGCTAATGGTTATGTTCGGTGTATATCCTGCGGGCAGATAAAGAGCTTTGAAGATGTGGACTGCGGTCACTTCCATAGTCGCCGCCACATGGCAACTAGATTCAATGAAGATAACTGCCATGCTGAATGTAAATTTTGCAATCGTTTCTCTGCGGACCACCTCATAGGCTACCAACGCAACCTCATTCAAAAAATAGGGCAGCAAAGATTTGATTTACTAAACGTGAAGGCGCATTCTACATGTCACTTCACTAATAGTGAACTAGAAGATATGATTGTTCACTATACGGCTGAGGTTAAGAAACTTAGCAGTCTCAAAGGTATCAAAGTTAATATTTGATAATATTTGCGGCAATATTATTTAATCAATAAATAATTTATTATCTTTGCACCGAAGAAATTAAATCTCTGAAACGTGGAACTTTCGGATAAAAAATATTCAGACCTCAATTAGTATTGTTTGGGTTCCACCTGCGTAAGCAGCTAAACAAGAAAGTTGAGGTTTTATTGTACAACTATGGCAGATTGGATAAGACTTCCTCGCAGCATCTTTGATTGGGATTGGTTCGATAAACCCGAAATGCTTTCCCTCTTTCTATACTTGCTCAACAATGCAAAGGAGAAAGAAGTAAAGCATGATGGGATAGTCGAGCATAGAGGACAGTTTTTGACTAGTCTTGGAAAACTCAGCACTACTATAGGTGCAGGAAAACAAGTAGTTAGAACCTGTTTGTCAAAGCTAATAAAAATGCAGCTAATAGAAGTGAATACGGAAAGATTATATTCCATCATCACTATCTGCAATTATGATGACTATTTTGAAGCTGAGGTCAATAAGCCTAAAGATGAGCTAAAGAATGAAGATACTAAACCAGTAGAAGCACCTAAGGAAGATAAGCCTAAGAAAACAAAAGAAGAGATTGCGACAGCAACAGAAAAGCGGAAGGAGAAATTTTATCAAGAGCTAGTTCCTTATGTTGCAACTTATGGCAAAGATATGATCAGAAAGTTCTATGACTATTGGTCAGAAACGAATAAGTCCAAAACTAGGATGAGGTGTGAGACTGAGAAAACATGGGATTTAAATCTAAGGCTACAGAATTGGGCAAGACGAAATAAAGACTTCGGAACAAAGCAATCTGGCACAGCTCTACATAATTCGGAAAACAAAGATTATAACGAAGGAGGATGGTAATTATGAATGTAGATTTCAATCAAATTATTCAAAGGTTCGAAAAAGGAGAAGCATTGTTTCTCGCTGACAAGGTGAGAATAAGGATTCCTAATGCCGAACAAAGGCTACGAGGAGGTCTAGACTATTTTGTCAAAAGATACACCTTTGGCAAAGAATCCCATGCAAAATGGATGGAGAAGAATTATCGCCCTATTGTTGATTGGATGTCCGACAACGAAGGCAGGGGACTTCTTATTACAGGTGGGTGCGGTCTCGGAAAGACTCTAATAGCAAAGCATATTCTACCGCTCTTACTCCAAGACTCTTGCAGAAAACTCGTCAATATCTTTACAGCCCAGGAGTTGAATACAAAGATTGACGAGATTCTAAAACTTCACATCATCTGTATTGATGATGTTGGTACAGAAGAGCTTGCGAAGATTTTTGGTAATGTTAGATGCGCATTCTCTGAGCTATGTGATGCAGCAGAGCAAAAGGGAAAGCTTCTCATCATTACCACCAACTTAACTGCAAACGAACTCGAAGCAAAATATGGAGAACGAACTATAGATAGGTTAAAAGCCATCACTAAGTTTGTTCCTTTCACAGGTAAATCATTAAGAAAGTAAATATGGAAATTAAAGAAGACAAAGATTTCTTGTTTGCTACAAAGCAAGCTAGATTAGCAACCTTTCTTGAAAATAATGAGGAAAGACGAATGTTTAGAAACGCCATTTACAACGCTATTAAGTGGGGTAAAAGACACTAGTATATAAAACTTAAATAAAAGAGCAATGAAGATGTTACAAGACGTTACAGATTGGTTTAAGGCTGAAATTCTTGGCGACCAATCATTACAACAGGAGAGAAAGAAACTGAAATCACAGAAAGATTTCGAGAAGCGTATTAATAAAGCAGCTCGTCATGTCTGCCTCTCAGATCGTCCTAATGATGATGGGGCTCCATATCCTGTTATCTGCATGGATGGCACCGTTATATATAAAATCTGCGAGAATCCTCGAATCGAGAAAGGAGAAATCAGCCTTGAAGATGTAGGGGAAGTTTTGGTAAGACAACGCATTCATTATGCCGAAAACAAGCTGAATTACAGATAGTTATGCGGTTTAAAAGTTAAATAAAGTTGCTAAAAAGCGATTAAAGAAAGTAACGTTTGGTCAATCCAAAATTTCTTTGTATCTTTGCATCAGTTAATTAAACAATAAATAAGTTTAACAATTAAATGATAAGAGCAATGAAAAAGGTAAAGTACGTTATTAAGGCAACAAAGTTCAAAGATAACACATACGAAGATGTTGTTTTTGAAAATCAGCCACTCAGTCAAAAACAAGAAACATTCAGTGACGTAAAGCACATCTTAGATTTGGATTTCGAGAATGCTTTAGACGAAGGCAAGAAAGTTCAGTATGACGGAGTAGAGCTTGATATCTTCAATGAAGATGGTACAATTCTCAAAGAATGGATTCAAGACGTAGCATAAAGGTAATGGGGTGACTAACCATCACTCCACAATATATAGAGCAATGAAATACGAAGAAACGTTTAAATCCGAAGTAGCTTCAATTGAAGCTATGCTTTACAAAGCAAAACAACGTAGAAAAGAATATGGTGCATTGGATGCTATCATATACATGAAAGGATGGCTTAAAGTTGTCTACGAAGAACTGAACGATTTCACATTGACTTAACAAAAGATATGAAACATGTATGTAGTAATTGCATATCTTCCGATATATGCTATTGTGAAGGCAAGAAGCCTAATGACACTTGCCATCAATGGGAATGGAGATATACAGGTTTATGGTTTGATAATTAAAAAGTAAGACAATGGGAAAAGAGAAAGTTACAGTAAACGATTTGAAGGTTACACTCTCAGGGCTTGGTGTAACATCTGGCTTGACGCAGGAAAAGATTATTCAACGCCTGCAGGTCAATGGCTGTTTGATTGCAATGGTAACAGATGTATTGGATCAGCTCATCAAGGATGAACAGGGCATGTTTAGGCTGTTAAGCGTTCAGTACAAGCAAGAGCAGAAGATGCACTACACTCAGATGCAGGATGCAGCCAAAAAGTACTACTTCCATTTGAAACCCTTTAATAAGAGTTTCTTCGGTGATGAGAATATTTGCGCCAACCTGGAGGATAACGCAAATGACATCTATGAAATCATCAAACTTCTTGCGGACCACACTAACGACCACAAGGATATGGAAGTGATTAAGAGAAACCTCAGAAAGAGAAAGTTGAACCATCATATTTTCGATTAAGATTATGTCAGTATATAAAGCAAACGTAGATTTATCAGACTTATTTCACGATATGTCTTACAATTATCAGAAAAGCTTCCTTGTTGAAGAGTTCTGTTCTTTACCTATAGAACATCAGGTAAAAGTTGTTGGCGAAATGCTGAAGAACCTTAATGGCGATCAGACAGCCAAAGTTATAGAAGACGCTTTTGATAACTTGCATGAGCAAGGTCAAGAGCAAGTAATCAACTATGTGAACGAATAAGGCTATGATGTCCGATAAACAATATAGAGTTGCTCGCAAGGGTGTTGTTGAGCAACTTAAATTAGCTCAGAGACTACATTGCAAGCACATGGAGCAGAAGTATAAAGTGGCTTTGGAGAAGTTAGAGAAACGCTTCTTAAAGCCGGATGCTGTGGGCTGCTTCGATTTGGGCGCAAGGGTATCAAATAGTTATTATCATCTTTAAATGGTTAAGATTATGGAAAAGAAAGAATATTCTGTTGTTGAATTTATTCAATATCTAAAAGATAAGCCATATATTAAGCTTTATAAAGCTGATCGTTTAGCTGAAATTAACTTAAGAAGAGAAATGAGAATATTGCTAGGTTCCCCGTTTTATTTTGATAGAGAATAGATGTATTAAAATAAAGGTTATGGATGCAAAAGTTGAAGTAAAGACTATTCCTTTGCATGGATTATTTATCCATCGCAAGCAGATTTGGCGGTCACTCGGTAAGCTGAGAGCTGGAAGCCATTCTACGTCAGCGCAAAAGGTGTTTATGAATGAGCATGATACCGAGGTATCAACTGAGAATGCTGATTTCATTGATGGCTTGAAAGTCACTCCTTATGATGGTGAGCTGCCAAAAATATCAAAATACGTTGGTAGTATGAGTTACTACCAGTATTGTTTAACGCAAAAATTAGTTTAGTTATGAAAATAGCTGATATGAATGATTTGAAACTAGAGCAATGGATCAGACAGAGAAACTCTGCTCAAATCATGTGGAAAGCCAAAGATGGTAGAGAAATACCGATTAAGGATATGTCAGATACTCATCTATCTAACACGATAAATATGCTAGAAAGAAAATATGATGCAGAAGAACATCTTTACGAGATAGACCCTCTAATGGACTTTGGTGCAAACGATTAACAAATAAAAAGGTAAGTAATATGGAAACAAAAATAAACATAGCGGAAACCCTAAAGGATAAACCGCAAAAAACTAAGTTCAAGGATTGGGATTTTATTACCATTAAACTTCCTAGAGGAAGGTCACTTATTTGTGTTTTCAAAGCAGAAAATGATGAAAACTATTATTTACATGCTAGTCTTGATAGTAGAGGCATGATTACTATTAATGAAAATAGTTATTGCTCCAAAAGCGACTGTATAGTTCGTTTATCTACAGAAGAAGAAAAAACTGCATTTTTTGACGCTTTAGCAAGGAAGGGCAAGATTTGGGAAGTAGAGAAGAAAAAGATTATTGCTTTAAAGAAAAAGTGGACTCCAAAGCCATTCGACAGAGTGATAACAAGAAATGCTGACGATGATATATGGACTGCAAATATTTTCAGTCACATGGATTCACATGGAGAATATGTCACTATTGGTTGTGTAGGTGGTTATACTTATTGTATTCCTTACAACGAGGAGACTGCAAAGCTAATTGGTACAACAAATAACGTGGAGGGCTAGGTATGAAAGAGCTTAAAGATTTGGTTGTTGGTGATGATGTACTAGTTACAGGTATGTATCACAGACGTATTTCAAAGGTTGGTAAAGTGACAAAGACTCAAATTGTTGTTGATAACGCTAGATATAGAAGAAATTCGGGCTGGCAATGTGGTGACGATATATGGGATAGGAAAAATATATCTGTTCCTACAGAAAAGGAAATATCAGATGTTAAAGAAGAGAATTTTCGCGAGAAACTCATCTACGCTATCAGGTCTTTTGATTTCAAACGCTTATCAACAGATGAGTTAAAACAAGTGTACAAAATCGTAAAAGGCAAAGAATGAACGAGATTAAAGTAGGCGAAAGAGTAACTATTATTCTTGAAGCTGTTGAACATGACACTTGTGAAGGATGCTTCTTTAAAGGAGTGGCTGGCTATTGTGGCGCAGCTCCACTTGGATTGAAGTGTCTTCCTAAATATCGTTCAGATAAAAAGAATGTAATCTTTAAAGAAGTAAAGGAGTAGCTATGAGTAGAAATTTAATGAGAATGGCGTTGATGATGGCTGCTACGGCAGCTTATGCACAAGATGATATTTTCGGGTGTTCAAGTCCTAGACTTGACGCACCAAGCGGCAATATTCCTTCTGATAAGCAGAAGTGTCAGCCAAAGGCGCAGCATGAGTTCATTATCAAGGGGATTAAAATTATGGCAGCATCTAAGAAGGATGCTATCAAAAAGTATAATCATCATAAAAAGTAAAGCGTATGAACAAATTAGAATATATTCCAGGAGATATAGTAAAAATTGAATATGGAAAAGCTACTGGAAAAATAGGTTTCGTAACAATTTTAAGAAGAAAAGGTTGCTATAGTCTTGTTGTATTTATTGGTAAAGGGTTTCAAGGTTCTTCTAAAGACGATTGGATTCAAACTTATAATGATGAGGTATCTCCGATTCCTCTCACTACTGAGATTCTAGAGAAGAATGGATGGAGAACACAAAACAGATGGTACTATTACTTAGATGTAGCAGAAGGGTTTATTTCTTATATTGGGATAGACTTTAAGCATAAATCTAATAAAGGTCATCTATATGTAGAGGTTGATGGAAATAATATGGTAGAGATACAATACTGCCACGAACTCCAGCATCTTCTCTTCGGTCTAGGACTTAACTCAGAAATGGAGGTGTAGGTATGAGTGTAGCAACACAAGTAAATTACCATTGCCCTTTCTACGGAAGAAAATGTTACCAATGCGGTTATTGGAATCGTAGAGGAAATGAATGTGAGATAATAACTCATCAAGACAGAAAGATTTGATGTTTAACCTAACATTTAAAGATATGACAAAAGAAGAATTAGAAGCAAAGGTTACTAAGAAACAAAATCTTATTAATGCTATAAATGACGAGATTCTTTCTTACGTAACGGAATACATTGAGGGCTTACCATACAAGGTTGGCGATAAAGTTAGCTGCTCTAGATGTGATGTTTGTTGGATTGAGACCATCACACCAGAACAATATAATAGTTACTATACAGGCGATATTGTAATAAGAATCAACCCAGCCAAGAAAGATGGCACTCGCTCGAATAGATTGTTTGTACTATTTGGCATGGAAATCGATAGCATCAAGAAGATTGATTAACCATCCTGCAAAGGATATAAAATAGATAGTAAGATGAAAAAGTACATTGGAACAAAAGTTGTGAATGCCACCCCAGCGTGGCGAGTTGATGGCAAAGTATATCTCAAAGATGATGCTGTGCCAAAATCCATGAATCGTGAAGACGGTTACAAGGTAGTCTATGAGGGCGGCTATGAAAGCTGGTCTCCTAAGGACGTGTTTGAGAAAGCCTATCGTGAAGTAGGCTCTGTTAACTTCGGTGGTGCTATTGACTTGCTGAAGGCTGGTCTTGCGGTAAGACGTAAGGGGTGGAATGGCAAGGGCTTGTTTATCGTGAAGCAGGTTCCTTCTCATATCACAGGTGACATCATTCCTAATATGCAGTCACTCCCTCAGTCTGCCAAGATCATCTTGATGAACCGTGAGAATCCTCACATTGACTATACTAATCAGATGCTTATCATCAATCCAGATGGAAGAGCAGATTCTTGGGTTCCTTCCGTATCCGATGTATTTGCGGAAGATTGGGAGGTTGTAACTGAGTAACTAACCGCCCTCTCCTTGGCAACAGGGAGAGGGTAAAAAGAAGAGAATATGGCAGAGATTATTTACTTTGGAACAAATGGGTGTTCCGGTCATTATCCTATTGGCATTGACAAAACGCTAACAGGAGAAGAATACAATAAATGGTGCGAGTGTGATAATGATTTTTGGATAGATAATATCCGAAAGAATCCTGGTCGCCACCTCATCAAACATCACGGCGAAACCTACACCAACTACGGCGTGCCTTTCTCTGTAGATGAAGACAGAGTTGGTGACCATACCGAACTATTTTGGAAAGGCATTCATACGAAAGAAGAAATCGTCAACTTGATAAAGAATAATCAGTTTTTGGCAAGGCAATTCAAAATGGATGAGGCAATTAAAAAAGTGGCAACAGTTTGTGGTGTCAGGTACAAAGATATTAAATCTGCGATAAACATGACACAAGCATTCGCAGGTGGTAAAAAGAAGAGAATATGAATGCAGATAAAATAACATTAGCTAGCTATATTGCATATCTCCAAGGTATGTATAAACGATATGGCAACATAAGTATTGCGCAATTAAAGCATATAGAAAGAAACAGAAAAAAAGGAGGATAAGCGATGAGCACAACAACAGCAATAAACGAAATCATTCATATTCGAAGAGAAGTGTATGATAGAAAAAGGAATCTCTTTGATCCATCTGTGCCTATTGACATGGTATTGGAATGGTTAGATAACATTCAAATAAAATTGGAGGACTAAGTTATGGACAGAAATCAAGCTAAAGAATTTTATCCTTTCTTGCAAGCTTTTGCAGAAGGAAAGGCAATTGAATGTAGAACTAAACCAAGTGCATTAAGCAAAAGCTGGCAAGGTATGAATGATTGGACGGAAATAAAAGAGATTGAGTATTGGAACAATATCGAGTATCGCATCAAACAACAAAGCGAAGCAAAGTTCCGACCATTCAACACCGAAGAAGAATGCTGGCAAGAAATAAGAAAACATGAGCCGTTCATTAAATACAAGGTCATAGAAAGCAGTAAGGACGTTTACCTCATTATTCAAAGAATAAAGACAGACGGAATCGAAACAGATGTTGAGCGTCTTGATTTTGAAATGGCTTTTGAATGGTTCACCTTTGCCGACGGAACTCCCTTCGGTGTAAAACTTGAATAGTTATGTTTGGATTCTATATTGTGCTTACCCTAGCTGTTCTATATGTAGCTTTTATGGGTGGAGTTATCGGTTATTTAATTGGTAAATATTGGAAAAAGAAGTAGCTTATGAAAACAGAAAATATAAAGTTTAAGGCTAAAGAACTTGGAACAGGAAAATGGAAAGAAGGTTTTCTTCAAAGAGACATGGATTACAACCTATGTATTCTTATTGCCAAAAAAGAAGAACATTCTTGGTATTGGACTCAAATTGACCCTTCAACAGTCTGTATGTTCACAGGACTGAAAGACAAGAATGGAACACCTATCTATGAGGGGGATATAGTTATGCACAAAGATAACAATGCGGAAAGAAGAGGTGATATTAATTGGGATAGTAAAGCTGCTGCTTTCTGCTTTGGTCAAGATTTCTTAGTTCACTACCATTCTGAAGATATGGTAGTTGTCGGCAACAAATTCGATAAGTAGCGTATGAAGAATAAGATATTAGATTTAATCAAATCAGCCGTTTTGCTCATTTTGATTTTCTTAATAGGTGTAATTGGTTTTAGAGTTTCTTTCAGCTTAGGAACTCCACACGAAAAAGAAGAGTTTAATATAAAAATATTCACCAAGAAAGGGCATGACTACTTGTTTGTGGGCAGGGAACATGGAGCTTATGTTATTATCCACGCCGAGAGCTGCCCTTGTCATAAAAAGAAGTAGTATATGAAAGTTAGGTTGGCAAAGAAAATTATGAAGTATCACTCTGGCAGTTTTTTATATGACTTGATGCGCTTGGAAGGCTTGGACATTTCTAAAGAGCTGTCAAAGATAAAGCAATACTGGGAGCCTAGATGGGCTTTGTATTATGCCACTAAAGGTGGTTGTCATGGCAGAGTTGACCATCGTATCGTAAAGGCAGAAAAGATTACTGCAAGATATTCTCGTAAGCTAATGAATTGCCTTGCTAGGTTGGCTGGTAAAAATCCTTTCGATATTAGAGATATATTAGGTAGTTCAAATAAACTAAAAAAATATGATTATGAAACAAGAAATGCAAAAATCAATCTCCAAGATTCAAACAGCAGTTGAAACTCTGACAAGGCAGAAAGTTATCGACAAAAATGTGTATGATTTTGTCCATGGAGAAATCAAATCTCTTTCGGAAAGTGTGGAGAATATAGTGGAAGTAAATAACCCCGATGAAACTCTTCTTACCTTCACAGATAAGGAGAAGTATGTAAATCAGCATATCAATCTTGCTGATACATCTGTACTTTGCAAAGAGTTGAATAGAAGAAAAGAAATTGGTAACGATTTCTTAGTAATATCAACTGAGGGGAAAATTAATTAAGATATGAGACTTAAAAAGATAGAAGATATGAAGGGAACATTTGGAGTAATATATAAAGCGAAGATTGATGCTTACAATAGCTACTATCAACACATGAGATTATTAGGCAAGGTAAATGAAACTCTTTCTTTTGATGAATGGGAAAAGAAAAATTGCAAATGGTTAAAGTAATAGTGTATGGACAGACAGATAAAGATAATGGATAGTGCAAAGAAGAAGGTTCTTACCCTCGCAGTCAGCAAGGAATGGTTCGATATGATAGTGTCGGGCGAAAAGAATGAAGAGTATCGGGTAATTAAAGATTTTTGGATGAGTCGCCTTCTCCTTATCAAGGATGAGAAATTCAAAGATTTCGATAAGTACGATAAGCTTCATATCGGTAAGACATTTGAAATGCTTATAGACATCAATACTATCAAGGAGAAACTGAATAATGGTACAATGAAGTTCGTACCATTCACTCACGTTCTCTTCAAGAACGGCTACTATGACGATAGTCCAAAGGTAGAAAAGGAGATTGAGAGTATCACCATCGGTAAGCCGAAGGAAGGTCTTTGCCCAGGCAAGTGGTTGGATCATGAATTTTTCATCATCAAGTTCAAGTAATATGGATAAGACAACAGAACTATCATATAATCACCTCATTTCGCAACTCAGAAAAGAAAACGCTGATTTGAGGAATGAGGTGCGAGTAATAAGGAAATTGCTAACAAGAAAAGGTGGTAAACCACCTAATTAACACTCCGTAACACCATGTTAAAAGCAGTTTTTGCGCTTTTCTTGTCAAATTAGTTTCCTGTAGTTTTCTGTAACATTAGTTAAGTTAAAGAAACGGCAAATACTTTACATAAGCCTTTCTAAGCTGTTCTATTTTCTTCCCCATATCCTTATACCATTTTTCGGAATTAGCCCAATACAGAGGAAAACGAGATTTATTTAACACTCTAGTAACCAATAAGTTATATAAAGTTAACCAAGAAAAATAATGCGGTTAAAATTTGGTCAAATGCCAAAAAATGACTACCTTTGCACTATCAAAATAAAAATAACAATTAAAAGATAAGAGCAATGGAACAGACAATAAACGTATCAAACAAAGCTGAGGTTGTAGCAGCAGTTACAAGTGATTTTGATGGAGGTTATAACTATTTCGAAGGTGACATTCGTAAGGGTAATCTTAGAGCTCATGTAATTAACTACTTCCAAGGTAACAAGTTGAGAATCCAGATTACCTATTGGGAGGATGGCAAGAGCGTGGCTGTTGAAACCGCTTCAACATGTTCAACAGCAAAGGGAATTGTTAGTAAGGTTTCTAAATTTTTAGATATTAAGTAAATAAAAAGGTAACGGCTGGTCCAACCAACTAGTCACAATAAGAGCAATGAAATGTTAGACAGAACAAACATTCACTTTAAGAAAGCAGTTAATGCTGTATTGGTAAAGGTTAGCAGAATACATAACAATACCATATCAGTAAGTATTAACCAAAGATTCATCGACATCACTATGTTGGATAAAAAATCTGGTATTTTTTATTCAGACATGATAAGTTCTTTTTTAAGCAAGGATGAAATCCTTCAGAGGTTAGATTACTTCAACAAAATGTATTACGCATGGGTGCAACTTCAAAAGAAAGGAGGTCGCCATGAGTAAGGAGTACATTGGAACAGATTGCTATAATCGCAAGATGGAGCTTTACCATATCGGCAATGAAGTTTATTGCGACCACATCAAAAACGGAGTTGTCGTCAAGACAAACAGCATCACTGTAGATAACCGCATTCTTGGATTGTTTGGCAGTTCTCATACAAGCGGAGCATATATCTACGATGAGATAGCAAGAATGTATGGCAAGAAGTTATAATAACTGCATATAAAAAGTAAGAGCAATGAAGACAGACAACGTTTTAGAGCATTTCGCTGAAATGATGATTTCACGAATGCAAAAGATGAAGGCAGGAGATTGGAAGATGGGTTGGTTCACCACATCTTATGGTGGTAACCCAGTGAACCTTGGAGGTCGTGAATATAATGGAATGAACTCATTCTTCCTGTTCCTCTGCATGATGGACGAAGATAGATTCAAATATCCTATCTTTGCTACCTTCAATCAGATAAAGGCATTAGGAGCTAGTGTGAACAAAGGAGAGAAAAGCTTCCCTGTTCTATTTTGGTCCATTCAGTACAAAGACAAGAATGGAAACAAAATAACAGAAGACAGCTACAATGGAATGACTCGATCAGCCCAACTAGACTGCAAAGTCCAGCCTTTCTTGAAGAGCTACAACGTGTTCAATCTCAGCCAAACCAACCTCGAAGAGATAGCACCTAAGACGATGCAGAAGTTGAAGGAGAAGTTCAGTCTCAAAGATAAGGATGAGTTGCCGACAGACACGGCTGGTATGTACGTCAACGAGAAAATTGATGATATGCTCCTTTATCAGAAGTGGCTCTGCCCTATCCGCTACGACAAGTATTCAAGTGGAGCTTTCTACAGAGTTGGGGTAGATGATATTACAACACCACTTAAAAGTCAGTTCAAGAAGGGCAATACAGAGCAGGAGATATTCGAGGATGGACAGGAGTACTACTCAACCCTTCTACATGAAATGGTTCACTCAACAGGGCATAAGTCTAGATTGAATAGAGGGTTTGAGAATGAGAAAGGAGAAAAGGACTATGCAAGAGAAGAGTTGGTTGCGGAGCTTGGAGCAGCTCTTATCGGAAACGTCCTAGGCTTTAGCAGTCGCATTTTAGATAATAACGCTGCTTACCTAGATGGTTGGATCAGCAAGCTTAAAAAGCAACCAAAGTTCATCGTTTCTGTTTTGACAGACGTAAACAAGGCAGCTAAAATGGTATTAGAAATCGTGAACAAAGAAAAGGCACAATTACTAATGCCTGCATAAGATATTTTATTGCTCTATCTAAGGCGGTATAAGCGGATTTGCTTGTATCGCCTTTATTCATTATCATCAAAAACATAAAAAGCTCTATAAGCGAAAATAAATATGCAATTTCTTGGTTAAATATATTTATTGATTAAATATTTTTAGTATCTTTGCACCAAAAGTAGTAAAGATATGAACATCGAAGAAATACTCAAGAAAACTGATACTATCAGCCAAAAGATAGAAGAGCTACGCAGAAGGACTGTAATGGTCCCTTTGTGGAGTTATCTTTTGAGTTTATATGAGCCAGCAAGCCATAAGGTAATGATAGATACCATAAGCCTTCGTGATAAAGACAATGGAGAAAAATCTTCCCGTATAGCGGTTGCCCTTGAAAAGCTGCTCACAAACAGAATTACAGAATTTACATTCTCTATACCAGTTAAGAGAAAGTACAACACTCCAGAAAATGATATTCAGAGGGGAATCCAAAAGGCATTAGAAAAAATCTACGATTGTGCTCATATTGACAACATGAACTACAAACGTGGACTAGCCTATTTCGCAAGCTGTGAAATCTTCACCATCTGGTATTCTGTTAAGAAGCATAACTCTCTATATGGTTTTGAATCAAACTACAAGTTGAAGTGCAAAACCTTCTCCCCTATGGATGGAGTAAGATTGTACCCTATCATTGATGAGTATGATGATATGCAAGCTATGTCGTTTGAATATGATAAGACCGTTTCCGATAAAGAGACGATAACATTCTTCGAAACCTTTACAGAAAACTATCATTTCATTTGGAAGAAAAGTAACCTTGGTGAAATGTGGGAGGAAGTAACTGCACAAGTTGATGAGGATGGGAACACTAAGAGTGGTGAGGAAATCATCATCCATAAGATTCCTGGAGCATACCTGTCTCGACCTCACGCCATCTACGAGGGGCTTGATAATATCCGAAGTGAATTTGAGTATAATGTCAGTCGCAATAGCAACGTGATTGCATATAACGCTGCACCAATCGCAAAAGTCAAGGGTGGCATAGTCGGACAGGAGAAAAAGGGAGAAAGTTTGCGTATATGGAGAGTCGAGAATGATGGCGATATTTCATACGTATCATGGAACCAGTCGCAAGAAGCGGTTAGCGGTCAGAATAAAACCCTCCTCGGATTGTACTGGATGCTTTCTCAAATGCCAGATATTAGCTTTGAGAATATGAAATCTCTTGGTAATATCGGCTACGATGCAAGACAGACGTTGCTCACAGATGCACATCTGAAAGTTCGCATGGAATCGGGCGCTTTCAAGGAGTTCTTTGAAAGAGAGTTCAATGTAATCAAGGCATTCTTGAAGGTCATGAATCCAAAATGGGAAAAGGAGATAGATAACGTCACCTGCGACCACATCATCACTCCTTACATACCAAAGGATGAGAGCTACGACATCACCATCAGACAAAAGGCTAATGGTGGTAAGCCGGTAGAAAGTCAGCTTGAATCCATCGTTAAACTTGGCCAGTCGCAAGACCCTCAGCAGACAATGGAGGATATTCGACAGGATGAACTTAATGCGGCAGCAGTACAGCAGTCTGCTTTTGCTATGGGTGAACAAACAGTATAAACGCAATAAACTGCACAAGTTATGAAGAAAAAAATCGCAATTTGGCTATTCAAGTTAGCTAGAAGACTCTACCCTATCAGTGTAACTGTCTTTGAACAGAAAGAAATCCTAGAGCCAAAGGTATGTGCCAAGGCTTATAGTATCGACAAGAATTACATTCGCCACTACAAGCGAGACCATCATGTCAAGTCCATGAGAGAAGCTTTGCGTGAGATAACAAAGGAAACTCTTGCACAGGCAAAGAAAGATGTACTCAATACTATCGAATCCAAGATCATGAAGCAGAGAGTATATCAGAAGGATGGCAATACAATTGTAGAGGTAAAGGTTAATTGCTATGTCTCCAAAGAAGAAGGTTAAGCCTATTCCAAAAGAACCTCAGTTCTGCAAATTATGTGCCCACGTTTCCAATCCACGTAATCTTAGTGTTACGGGAGAGCCAACGTTGGGCACTTGCCCTTATGAGGAGTTTGCTATCCTCTATCAAAGGGAATGTGTAAACGAACATTATAAGCCGAAATAAATGAGACCAAATATCCCCAATCAAAAGAAAGCATACGATGCTCTGAACAGACGCTTAGTTAACTACGTGGCACAAGTTCAGAGCATTTATGATAGAATCGCTAGCCAAGTTGCTACTGCTATAGATGGTGTCGGTTATGATGGTTCTGCGGAGTTCTTGTTTGGGGACTATCCAGAACTGAAACAAACCATCAATGGCATCATGACCAGTTATGCTGCACAGATGAATAACCTCATCTATGCAGGAACCACAAATGAGTGGAAAGAAAGTAACATCATGCAGGACCTACTTGCAAGAAAGGTACTTCGTGCTTATGATTTTGAGAAGGGCGGAGATAAGTACAACAGGTATTTCCAACCTAATTCAGATGCTTTGAAGGCTTTTCAGAATAGGGTTGATAAGGGGTTGTCTGTTTCGCAGAAACTATGGTATCAGTCACAAGCCTTGAAAAAGGAGTTGGAGCATACCATATCAACTGCAATAGAAAGAGGGCAGTCTGCGGTTGTTCTCAGCAAGCGAATCAGTAAGTATCTGATAGACTATCCTTCATTAAAGGCAGATTATACAGAAAAGTTCGGAAAAGCCGCTACATGCGCGAATTGCCAATACGCTTCTATACGTTTGGCAAGAACCGAGATAAACATGGCTTACCGAAAGGCAGAGCAGACACGTTGGCAACAATTTGACTTCATCTTGGGATATGAGATTAAATTGAGTAAACGCCACCCTGCACCCGACATCTGTGATGATTTGTTGGGAATATACCCAAAAGACTTTGTCTTCCTAGGTTGGCATCCTAACTGCATGTGTTATGTTGTACCTATTGTGATGAGCGATGAAGAGTACTATGGTTCTCCTTCCATTCAGAAGTCAGCTATGATTTCTCGCACCCCAAAGAACTTTAATGACTGGGTACGCAATAACCGCAGCCGAATCGGGCAAGCTGAAACACTTCCATACTTCTTGAAGGATAACAGAAAGTATTGGCACCTGTCCGTTGAGGACGCGGCTGAGTACCGCCATGCTGACAGAGACGAAAAAGCCATAAAGCTTGCTTGGAAGAACAGAGACTTATTGAAATACAACATAGATGTAGATAATTCTGACATAGCAACATTAAGGCGAAATGCTAAAGCCTATGATGTTGATATATCAAGCTTTGAAAAATTCCTCACTACACATCAATTTAAAGAGAGTTTTGGAATGATGACTGATAGTGAACGTTCTGTTTTGTCAGATATGTTCGATAAGTATGATGACAAGGTTCGTCAAGCTGTAGAGTCTTTCGGCAGGACAAAGAAAAGTTATCTAGCTAAGTTCGATTATAGCTATGATTTCGGTGATTGGAGGGATGGAGTAACTAAGAAGTTTGCGAATATCACTCCTACACAATTCGATCCAGTGAGCAAGATTCAACCTAAGTTGAAGGCTACCTATGAAGAAGCTAGAAAGGAACTGCAAGACCTTCGCTCTATTCCGTTGAAACCTAAGAAGCTGATAGATGATTTCGATGATTGGGAATTGGAGACTGCATTAGACGACCAGGAAGCAGTTATGGCAGGAAAGAAGCTCATGCAAAATCTCTATGGACCAAACATTGATAACGTCAATTCTTGGATAAGAGTTATGTCGGCTTACAAATCAGAAGGCTGGGGCAAGGCTTATGAGGTGTTTCTTGACGAGTATCATAACGGCTTGAAGGAGGTCATGGAAACTGCTACCCATCTGAACGAATTGAGAACAGCAGATTTGAGTATCATTCCTACAAGATGGATTCCTCGCTTCAATGATTATATCAAGACCATAGAAACTGCAAGGATTGATGTCCGAGGTTATGAAAGGGTTTATCGTGAGATAGAGGGTGCGTACAACATCTACAAGCTGTCTTCAGATCAAGATTTGATTGCGTATGGCTTAGATAAGCTATCCTTCAATACACCTCATACCATCGTGGAAGGCTTTAGAGGTATTGGATTGAGTCCGACCAAATGGCTCGGAAAGAAAGAGTTCTACGATAGCTTTGACAAGTTTGTTCCTTGTATCACCCTCAGCGGCGACAAAGCATACTTTTGGAGCAAATACAATCATGTGCGAATAGACTTCGATGGTCTGAAGGAAAGAATCTTAAATTCAGAATGGTATCGCAAGGGTCTCCAATATCACGAATACGGACACGCTAAAGCCGCATTACAAGGTAATTGGGAAGAAAACGCAGACTTCAAAAATCTTTATAAAAGGTTTTTTGCTGACTACAACAAGCCCGAATATAGATACGTAGATGGAGAAGGTGTTTCGCAATGGAAAATCGCTGATAGACTATTTGAAGAGCTCAAACTCGTAAAAGACAAAACGTATGATGTAATGGAACAATTTGGCAAAATCTCTGATACTTTGCAAGCTATCGACAAAGACCACAACTGGATACAGGGAATGTTAGGACACGAAGTCGATTACTTCGCATCGAGTTCGCATAATTGTTTAGCTGATATTATAGCCCATTTAAGCGAAAATTATTGGTCTAACAATAAATACTTCAAAAAGGTTTTGCCAAGGCTTTATAATGAAGCTATGGCTCTCTATGAGAAGTATTATAAGCTAAACAAACCGACAAAAAGATAGGTGGTAGTCTATGGTTCTACCACCCATCTTGATTTTCTTTCGGTAGGACCTACGGCTGATTCATTGGTAATATAGGTCAGACCAAACTTTGTTTTAGTTTTCATTGCCTTGCGAATAGAGAGCATTATTTCTTCTCTCGTAAAGCCGCTAATAGGATAGTTTTGTAGAGCTAATTCTACTGCGCACATTTGAGCTACACCTGCATTTCCTTTGCTATAGTAGTTCACAACCTGTTCGTCTGTAAGCTCGTCCACGGACTTAACAGAGCATTGTTCTAGATATTCTTGTATATTCATGCTGCAAAGATAGTAAAAGTTTCCCAAACTACAATACGTCCGATTAAAAAGTTAACAAAAGTTAGTAAACAGACTATAAAGAAGTTTAAAGGTTAAACTATTGTAAGTACTTGAAAATAAAGCGGTTATTATTTGGTCAATTCACAAAAAATGACTATCTTTGCACTATCAAAAATAAATAATAACAATTTAAAGATAAGAGCAATGAAACAGACAATAAACGTATCAAACAAGGCAGAAGTTAAGGCAGTAGTAACAAACGCATTAACTGGCAACTTCAACTATTTCCAAGGTGACATTCGTAAAGGTAATCGTACAGCTCATGTAAATTACTTGTTTTTTGGAAGTAGCGTTTATATTCTCGTTACATATTCTGAAAACGGGGAAAGCGTAGCAGAAGACACAGTTTTATACTGCTACACAGCAAAAAGTGTTACTACCAAGGTCTCAGAATTTTTAAACGTTAAGTAATCATGACACAGCAAGAATTTGAACAGCGAGTAGGAATGTCGGTCAATGCTACCGAATACGCTTCCATCGAGAATGTATATATGGCAAGTGACCTAGATAAGGATGCTTTCTGTATTCTTTGGGAGAAGATGAACTTCAAAAGAGTTGCAAGAGCTAAAGAAGAGCGAGTAGCCAAGTTGAAGGAGCAAATGAAGAAGGAGCAGCTATTCGACATACTGAACAAGCCATACGGCAAAAACGAGTTTGGTACGCTAGCCGATAACTTCTACAGCAAAAGCGAAAAAGCTGTACTAGAAAGCATTGGAATCCACATGCAGCAAGAAAGAAATGGTATTCCATTCTTTGTAAGTGTAGCATCAGTATTGGTTGATTTACGCAAATATTTTAAAGTCGCATAAGAAGGAAATGGTAGGGCTAACCACCCTACCTCAATACGATAAGAGCAATGAATACGATAAAGACGTTTATTCCATCAGAGTCAGTTGACGCATTCAAGAAGTTTGCTGACAAGACAAAGCGCAATGTAGAAGGTTTCGACTACACCATTAGTACCCCACGGAAAAAGTTATTCCGTCATGCGGTAGTAGAAGATTGTCAAACCATCATTGGTAAGTATTGGCATGACATCTGTGACCTCACCATCAATATGCCAGACGAAAGTAATTGGAGATTGCTGGCCACATATAAGAATGGAGCCTTTACTCCTGCTGATACAACCAAGGAGTTGGTATTCAAGATTAAGGAGCATGGAGCTGATTACGGCAAATGCGACCTATGTGGTCATTGGTGTAACAACGCATACGTAATCGAGAATACGCAAACTGGCGATGAACTGCAAGTAGGTTGCGAGTGCATAAAAAAGTTCGGATTGAAGTACATTGACTTTCTCTCAGACTTTACACGCAAACTTTATGAGACCTACGACCACACTATCAGATATGCCACCGATGATGACTATGGAGACCTTATCCCAATTTGGGGTGGTCCTAAGGATAGTAGATATACGGATGCCATCTTGAAGAATGACATGATCGCCATGTGCAAGGCTCAGTATGACGAGTGCCCTGTTTACAAGAAAGGCTATTACGCAAATGGTCACTATTACCCATCAGAAACAATCGCCAAATTAGAGGAAATAAGAGATTCTAAGAAGTTTACGGTTGACACCTCATACATTACAAAGGTCTGCGATTTTGCGCTATCTAAAGAGCCTAAATCGCAATTCGAGGTTGAAATGCAGAAAGTAGCAAAAGACTACTACACATTCTCGGAGCAGTTCGTTTATGCTTTCTTCCTGGTGAAGAACTACGAGGATAGCTTAAAAGGTGGTATTGATGCCATCAAGAAAGGTATGCAAGTCAAGGTAGTCGGTAAAGTCATTCAACAGCGCACAGAGCAGTCTTACTACGGAGAAATGGTCACAAACACCATCCTTACTAAAAACGGAATAGTCTGTGAAAGGGTTGGCAAAATACCAACTACACAAAAAGATGGCGAGAAGACCACCGAGTTCTATGCTATCGTCAAGGGTGTGTTCAATGGAAAGGTTTGCCTAGACAGAGCTACTAAGAATCCAAAGAAAGGAATTGAAGTGGCAATGGAGATTTAGTTATGAGCGCATTCAACATCAACACCTATTATGGCTGTGAAACTTGCGAAGCAGCCGACAAATATGGTAATGGTTGCAAGCATGGTCTGTTATTCCCTGTCCTGCTTGTGATAGCTAATAAAAGGGAATGCCCAAATTATAGATTTCAAAGAAAGGAATAGTATGTGTTATAAAGACAGAATAGAATTAGAGCAACTTTTAGGTAGTTTTGTAACATCACCTAAAAGCCTTCTATCAGAAAAAGAGGTCAAATTGCTAAGAAAAGCCATGCGACTTATTGGTAGAGTAAATAAGAGATACGCGGATTTATACATGTAAATACGAAACGATATGAAATTGCAGGTTTATTTCTTATACAGAACAGATGAGCACCTATCAACAGACAGCAAGGAATTGCTCTTTATTGGCAACCTTCCAAATTGCATGAAAGCAGCAAGGAAGTTTAAAGCTACAGATACTCAAATTAATGAACTCGGGTATCAAAAGCAAAGTCAGCTAAACAATGTAGGTTACGAGTTTATGCTAGAACAGCATATCCTTAACGAATATATAGTAGAACCATAAAATATACGATTATGAAGATATACAAATTGATATGGTATCTCTACACAGAGGACCAACTTAAAGAATCCCTCATCACCGATAAGGGAGTTGCAGAAAAACGTTATCAAGAGCTGAAGAAGTCTCTTTATCGTGGATGCTGGTTATCCCTCTCAGAATTAGTTGAAAACGAAGACCACGAACTAGTGAAGGGTGAAGGTCTTCATTATAACGACATTTAAAAGTTAGAGCAATGGAACAGAAGTTATTAGATTTGATTATCCATATAGGACAAGTTAAAGGTTGGACAGTAGATGCTACAGATAATGGCAATGACCTTGCCTACATCTTCTTTCAGCGTTATTCTCCTGCGGGTCAAGATTTCAATATGTCAATCGAAATGCTTGCCAATGACCCGAAAGATTTTTTGAAGAATCTCGATGATTACTACGAGAACTTCGATCCAGATAGTGAAGCCCTAAAATGGTGTGACAAAGAAGGTCATGGTATAAATGGAGCACCCAAACGTTTGAAGGATATCATCATTGATTTCGAGGAAATTGAAAAGGAAATCAATGAACTCCTAGAAGTGTTCAATCTTCAAATAGAGGAACTAGAGAAAGCTGCCATTCACAAGGTTAAAGTGCAAGTAACCGAATACCTGCAAAAGGTAGTGGAGGTTGATGCTATCAATGACAGTGACGCATGCGATAAAGTCGAAGAAATGGTTAATGGGTCAGAAATCATCTTGACAGCAGACGATTTCACAACAAGAAAGATTGAGCCTTATGAAGATGAGTAAAACTGCACAAGGTGTGCAAAAGCTAAAAGATGGAGATTTGAAAGGAGCGCTCTCCATCTTTTCTACTTTTAAGTATGATTTCACAAGGGATGAACGTAGAATCATGAGAATTGCATACGAAACACTTTGCGGACATGGTGCTTTCTATCAATCATTAGGAATTGATGCTAGTCAGATGATAGTAGATGCGGCAAGAATACTATACGATAAATATCTAAGTATCAATAAGTTAAACTAAGTTAGTAAAAAGTACTTTATGCTCAAAACGTTTGGTCATTTGCAAAAAAATGATTACCTTTGCATTATCAAAAATAAAAATAACAATTTAAAGATAAGAGCAATGAAACGATTTGAAGATTACGAAAAAGCTTATAATAAATGCTATGAACTTTTGCAAAAAACTCATAGCATTGATAAAAGAGACAGATGGCAACCTCACTATCGAGATAAGATTTACTTGTATTGACAAATATCCAATGCTTTCTGTTAAATACTATTGTAATTACCTATACTCATTTCTTCCACAAGAAGATGGTACATTTGTTATTTCTACAGACAATAAAATCTATACAATGGATGAAATTGAGGAGAAGATAAGAAAGAATTGTTATTTAGACTAAAATATAAGAGCAATGAAACTGATTACGAAAGAAATTAAGAAGAGACTGGAAAAATATCCTCTCTACTCACAGGATGGCAAAAAGGAAGAAGCCATCTGTCAAGCAAAGTTCTTCCTTTGTGTTGGTGCATGGTCTTGGTTCATATTGGAAGCAGACCTAGAGAACAATATCGCCTACGGAATCACTATCAATGGAAGTGGTGAAGGCGAGTACGGCTACACAAGCTTAACCGAGTTGCAGGGGCTAACAACAAAGTTAGGCTTAACAGTAGAGCGAGATACCTCATTCTCCCCTACTCCACTAAAGGATATTGATAACGAATATCTAAAGAAGTTTCTTAGGAAAATGTACGCTTGAAAATAATTTCTCACTTTTTCCAAGAAACTATTTGTTGATTAAATAATTTTATCTATCTTTGCAAAAAGTTACAAAAAAATGAAGATTTATACATCATACTTCTCAAACGGAGCTAAGTTAGCAAAAGCTGGTATCATGATGATCGGTATTGCCCTCTACCCTCCGAAATGGTTTACAGGATTGTCAAACAAGTACGTGTCACCATCATGGGACATTCTTCACAACTCCAAATCTAAAGAAGATTACGTACAACGTTTCAATTCTGAGATATTGGCTCATCGGGACCCAAAAGCATTTCTCTCAGCAATAGAGAAAATGGCAAATGGAAAAGATGTAGCTCTATGTTGCTTCGAAAAGCCAGATGATTTTTGCCATCGCCACCTAGTAGCAAAATGGCTGAATGAAAAGTTGGGAATACAGGTCGAGGAATTTGGAATTTCCAAGAATCCTGTTTACTCGGAGCAAAGCTTGTTTTAGGAATTCCTCCTTTCAAAATACCCACAAGGGTTGACGGCTCGGAAAGACGAGCATTTTTGCGTGTATAGAATATTGTTATTATAAGCGGAGATAGCTCAGTTAGCAGAGCGCAGTGATACCATCACTGAGGTCGTTGGTGCGGCTCCAACTCTCCGCTCTTTTGCGGGTATAGCTCAGTCGGTCAGAGCGTCACATTCCCAATGTGAAGGTCGAAGGTTCGAGTCCCTCTAGCCGCTCTATTTTTGTAGAATTAAAATAAAAGAGCATGAAAATAGCAGTTATAGGAACGGGCAACGTGGGAGTAGCTTTTGCCGCAGACCTCTCTATTAAAGGTCATGAAGTTACACTCCTAAAGACATCTTCATACAAATCAGATGCCTTTGATAGACTTATCAAGAACGGCAAAAGGGTTTTTCTTAAAGAGAAATCAACTTATATAGAAACTGCAATCAAAGAGGTTTCTAAAGACCTCAGTAAGGTTGCAGAAGCAGAAGTTATATTTTGTACTATTCAGAGTAACTTCTATGAGGGTCTAGTAGAACGTATACATCAATACCTTCACAATGATCAGATTGTTGTCTGTATCTCTAGTTACGCATCCTCTTTCTATTTTGAGAAACATTGCAGAAAACTACCAATGTTAGTTGAAGCAACAGGTCCATATTTGGAAGGACGAGTAGAGTTGGATGATAAACCAAACGAAGTTGTTTTTCGTGTTGGTTATAGGCATGAAGTTATTCCTGTAGCATGCTTTTCTAATCATGATACCTGCATGGAGAAACTGCATAAAATTAGCCAAGGTTTTATAGCAAAATATTGCGTGCTTGAATCTGCATTACTCAATCCAAATATGGTGTTGCATACGGTAGGTTCAATTATGAGTATTCCGAGAATAGAATATTCAAAGGGAAATTTCTGTATGTATCGTGAAGCATACGCAAGAGGAAATGACTCCACTATCAATTTATTGATGAGACTTGACGAAGAAAAGATGAAAGTCTTAAAAAACTTGGGCTTTTTCAAAACAAGCGTATTTGAAGCAGGAGGTTTCAATATGTCAGACCCAATAGAGAGTTTGCATCGTTACTCAGAATCTAGTGATAGAGCCATCAGCCCAACATCTGTTCATTCACGTTACATCACAGAAGACGTTTCTGAGGGATTGGTACTGATGGAAAGTATTGCCCTTCATATAGGCTTAGAGTTACCTGTTACATCATCCCTCATTACGCTTGCAAGTGTAGCTTTAGGAATAGACTTCCGTAAAACAGGAAGAACTATTCAGAGATTAGGTATTATTAACGAAATAGATATGCTTCATGAATGTAGATAGCGATATAAAAAACAGAACATTTGGTATTGAAATCGAAATGTGCAATCTTGAAAGGGCGAAGGTAACTTTGCCCGAAGGTTACTCCTGGAGCAAGGAAGAGAGCATTGATAATACCGATTGTTCAAGCAATAAGCAGTTTGGTGGAGAGGTGAATACCCCTCCACTACATCTTTGCTGCCTAAAAGAGCTGCATGACCTCCGTTCTGTATACGAATCGATGGTTGCTGCAGGTGGTAAGATTAAGTGGAGCATAGATACTCATGTCCATATATATGTAGGCGATTTGACAGTCGATCAGCTAAAGAAAGTATATCTATTCTTTTATGTCTGCTATCCATATTTTAAAAAATATGCCAAAATTTCAGATTGGGATGAAAACATCTTCAATGCAAAGCCTATTCCTACAGAAAAATATTTCGAAGGAGTAAAAAATGCGCAGACGTTTGATGAATTACAAACCCTCTTCACAAATCAGTCTAAGAAGGGATTCATTCGTCATGCAGTGAATATTTCTGCATACTTCAAGACGAAGACGATAGAATTTAGAACGTTTCATGCAACTGATGATTTCTATCGAGCTATGAATTGCGTGTATTCTGCATATCGCATATTCTATTACGCTATAAGCCACGAATTGGAAGATTATCAATCTATAACATCTTACAAGCAATTTTGTGAGGTTACAGGGCTTAAATATGATACTCCAGATGAGTTATGCCCACTCCTATATCAAGGGAATCCATATAGCGCAATAGAAGCTTTTATGACTATGCCTTTGCCATACAATTCTGAAATGGTTTCAGCTCTATATGATGCTGTAAAAGCTAACGGACACAAGGAAATCTGCATAGTAAATGGTTTCATGTACTACTATGAGCTATTCTTCCTTGATAAGGTGGAAGTATCTATATACTGCCAAGATGCCTACTGCTATCTGCTCTATATGTTGGCAAATGGTAAAACATCACTAACATATAAGGATAAGCTTGCATGGTTGGAGGACTATAACAATCCTACACCATCAAGACAGCTTGCGCTAGCTCTTTATGCCGTGAAACTTCAAAAGTATTTCATGAGTGAATCGGCAAGAAATAGTGCTGTCTTCGAAGCGTTGAAAATTAAGGCAAGGGAATCAATCGAGAAAACCGAGGAGGCAAATGAGCGATTGATGAGATTGCTCACTACATGTGATTTCCATGTTGGAACACTAGAAGAAGCCATCAAGAATAAGAAGGTAATCTTCTTTAATTACGGAAGAATAGAGAAGAAGCAGAAGAGAGCATTCAAACTCATTTCTGAAAATAGTGACTTGAAATCAGATTTTTCTGTTGCAAGGAACGACTACTATAATCTTGTGGAAAGTATTCCGAGTGATAGTTATTTCTACTATTTCAGCAACAGCCCTTATCTGAGAAACCTGCATAAGATAGCTATGTGGAATAATTCAAGTGGGGAAAGACGGTCTGCAGGAAGGTTCCTCTATTGTAATAAGCCAACTGCACAAAATAATGCAAGCACCTCATATTCTTCATACAGAATCGAATGCAACGAGATTGTACCTCCCGATGATTTGGAGATTACAGACGCAAGCAAACTGATGATTGAACGGGTAAACCCACCTTTACTTCATTGCTTGCAAAAGAAGTATATCAAGAAGGTGGACCAATGTAGTGTCTGTCAATTTGCTTTTGTGGTGAAATACGACAAATATACCCTAGGTGGGTTTGGTTTTACGCTACCTCAACACAAGGGGTATGATTTGTTTCAGTTAACGGACTTCTGCACGAATAACGCAATCCCTCGATTGAGTAAACTCATATTGTATTGCATTCAGTCTGTAGGCGTTCAAAGATATTTGAGCAGAAGAATGCGCAAGCTTTGCGAGAAGGTTATATCCTGCGCTTATACTCATAAGCCAGTGAGCATAAAATATCGTGGCGTGTACAAGAAAGTGAAGGAACACTGCACATCATCTTATCTTGCTTACGAAGGAATACTTGGCATATACCCTACGAATAAGGAAATCATTGATAAATATCAAAAATCGTTGAAGAATGGAAAATGAAGATAGATGGAAATACGCAAAAGTTGATATAAACCTCATAGATGAGGTAGAAATCAATGCAAATGAAATGTCGGGTGAAGACTTCGCCCAACTAACAGACAACATTGCTAAGTCTGGATTGAGTAGTGTGCCTACCTGTATCAAGAAGGATAATGGTAGATACATCATGATCAGCGGTAATCATCGTTTGAGGGCATGCAAGAAACTGCACTATAAAATGCTAGGCATCTTATATGTAGAAGAGAGCGAGATTACAAATGATGAAGCTATTGCTATTGAATTATCTCACAACTCCCTTCATGGTGAAGCTAATGTTAGCATCTTGAAGAAGTTGTTTGCATCAATTCAATCTATCGACTTCAAGAAGTTTGCTCATGTGAACATTGACGAGATTAAGCCAATAAGCACAGAGGGTATAGATGTATATGCCATGCAGGAGAATTTCGTATTCACCATCATCCTCTACCCTAGTTCATTTGCTAGTCTGGACACATTGTATGGAGATATTCGTGAACAAGCACGTAAAAGTGATGCTCTCGTTTTAGCTTCCGATGAAGATAACGAGAAAACCCTGCTTAAAATCCAAAAAGAGATAGGTAAGGAGTTTGGCATAAAATCCCCAAGTATCTCATTTGCCAAATTGTTAGAGTTAGCGAGTGAACGTTTAATCGAAATAAAGGAAGGAGAAAAAGAAAATGATTTGGAGCATAACAAGTAAAGAAGAGATGGAGAACTATGGAATTTCTTCCGTCTTCAAATATTATAGAGAAGCCTTAGGAAAAGATAATGTCAAACTAGCTGTTGTAGATGAAAACGATAAGCTAGACTTCTTACAAAAGGAAGATGTGGCATTACTTAGAACCGCAAGCGAATCTCTCATCAAGACTATCCGAGCAAAAGGTGTAAAAACAACAGCAGAGGATTTCTCTAAATACGAATTGGTAAAGGATAAGGAAAAGGTCTTCCGTTTCCTTTGTAGTTGCGGTATTAGAGCACCGAAACAATATCATTTATCATCATTACAAGAAGGTAAGACATATTTTGTTAAACCTAGATATGGAAGTGATAGTTTTGGTATATCGGAGAAAAGCATCTGTCGTACCCCAAAAGAGGTAATGGAACAGGTGAAATACCTTAAAGAAGAGTTCGGAATGGAAAGTATTGTTGAGGAGTATATTGCTGGATCTGATTGCACGGTAACCTGCATTAATAACCATAAATATTTACTTCTGTGTTCGATTTCTATTGATTGCGATGAAACCAATGGCATCCAAACAAGAGATTGCAAAGTTGGTTTTAAAGAATGCTGTTCTGCAATGAATGATGACAGGTTAATGAATTTGGCAGGAACTATATTCCTTTACTTAGGATTGAAATCTCACGCAAGAATTGATTTTCGCAAGGGAATAGATGGTAGATATTATCCTATAGATATCAATCTGCTTCCTGGACTTGGACCATTAGACCATCTTTCGAAATCACTTTTGTTGTGTAAGAATATGTCGTATATAGATGCTTTGAAAGCTGTCATAGCATCTGCAAGTTAGAAAGGTTGATTATGACAAAGGTAAGAAGAACAGAATTAAAAAAGATTGCCGCTGCTTATGAAAAGAAGGGCGGAAATATGGCTGCTACGGCAGTAGCTTTGGGCATTACACGCCAAGCCTTATATAACTGGCGAAAAGAGGATGAGAAGTTAGCCAAGATGTTGGATGATATAGATGAAGGCATTCTTGACTTTACTGAAAGCAAGCTAGTCGAAAAGGTGAATGAAGGTAATCTAACTGCAATCATCTTCCTTCTGAAAACTAAGGGCAAGAAGCGTGGCTATGTCGAGCAAGTAGATAACAGATTAGTAGAAAACCCATTCGAGAAGTTAATGAAGGAGCTTCCCGATGATGAAGAAGGATAATTATGTATAACGGAGAATTGTATATACCAGACTGCTTATTTCCGACGGACAATCCATTGGAAATACCATGCTTGTTGTCTGATGTGCAACCTCAGTACATAGAAATCCCATTCTATTGCTTTGGAGAGCAGGCAAGAACAACGAATATGAATGGCAGGGGAACACTCCACTTCTATACTGATGATTATAGATTCCGGTCAATCTATGAGAAGCCAGAGAAGATTTTGAAGTACAACCCTGGCAGCATCATTGAGCCAAACTTCAGCTTATCAAATGATACTCCAATAGCTTTTGGTATGCAGACTATCTACAAGAAACGCTTTCTTGCGAGAGCTATGCAGGAAAAAGGGATAGGTGTATTCGTTGACTTAAATGTGGCTCCTAAGTTCTATAAGCTGAATTTGATGGGCATCCCTAAAGGTTACTCATCATTCGCCACAAGGGGGTGTACAGACCGATTAAATGAACTGCAATTTGAATACGAGATTGCCAAGTTTGTAGCTAATGGCAACAGATTCAGATTCATCGTTTATGGAGGTGGTAACGTGATTGAGCAGTGGTGTAAGGAAAACAATGCCGTTTATATTACACCAATCATCATCATCAAGAATAAGTTGAAAGCTTTTGAAAAGATGAAAGATACTATTGGTATGCTTGATGTTGATGCAAAAGCAAAATACCAAGAGCTGAAAAAGACCTTGTATGATACTCAAGTAAAAAACTTCTCTATAGAAGATATGCTTGATAACATGCAGGATTTTCCAAAGCTCTCAAAGTAGTTTATTATAGCTAGTAATTAAATTGTTAGATTATGGGTAAACGAAGTAATGGAACGAGAGGGACAAACAGTTCTTCAGCAGCCAAGAGCCGTAAGGCAAGTGGTGGGGTGAGCGAGCTTGATAGAAGATTTCCTAATTGGAACATAAATCAATTCATTTCAAAGACACCCTATGGAGTCGAAGAAGCCGTTATTGGTTCTTTTCATAGGGTCTATGGAAAGAAATACAGCCTCAGTCAAGAAGTTGGTGATATTGATAAAACATTTAAAGAACTTGGGAAAGATGTATATGTTGACATAAATTCAAGCATTAACACGCCACAAGATTTCTTGAATAAACAAGATGTAGCAAAATACATGTCATCAAGAAATTATGAAGGTATCAAGGCTTTAAGATACACTGATGGTAATAGTGAAAGAATAATGATTGTTGATGGAAATCATCGTTTCGTAGCCGCAAAGCTCAATCATGAGAGAAAGGTTAAAATGAGAATAATCGAATAAAGTGTTTGTTTATGGGGAGATTTATATTATTGATGGTCATCATCGAGTTGTAGCAGCCATACTTAAAGGAAACAAGAAAATACGAATATTATTGAATTAGCAATATGTCAGAACAGAAAGCAATAAAAAAAATGATTGCATGGCGCAATGATTGGTGTCTCTTCGCCAAGGAAGTCTTGAAGGCTCGCCTTGACGAAGAGCAAAAGGCTATATTGCGTTCTGTTCAGAAGAACAAAATGACAACGGTAGCCAGTGGAACTGCAAGGGGTAAGGACTTCATCGCTGCCGTAGCCGCTTTATGTTTTCTATACCTCACTCCTCGCTTCGGCAAGGATGGTAGTTTGGAAAAGAACACCAAGATCGCCCTTACAGCACCGACAAGAAGACAGGTAACAAACATCATGATACCAGAAGTGGCACGTCTATACAAAAAGGCAGGCTTCCTGCCTGGTCGTTTGCTGTCGGATGGCATCAGAACTGATTATGAGGAATGGTATCTGACAGGTTTCAAATCTTCAGCCGACAACACTGAGGCTTGGTCGGGATTCCATGCTGTAAACACCATGTTCATCGTAACTGAAGCATCCGGTATCTCGGACACCATCTATAATGCAATCGAGGGTAACCTGCAAGGTAACTCTCGATTGCTATTGGTATTCAACCCAAACGTTACTACAGGGTATGCAGCCAACTCCATGAAGTCTCCCCGATTCAAGAAGTTTAGATTATCATCCCTCAACGCAGAGAACGTAGTAAGCAAGAAAAATATTATCCCAGGTCAAGTTGACTATGAATGGGTAGCCGATAAGGTCTCAGCATGGGCACAGAAGATCAGAAAGTCTGAGTTTGATGAGGGTCGTGGTGATTTTGTGTGGGAAGGTGGATATTACACTCCAAATGACCTTTTTCGTGTTAAGGTTCTCGGTATGTTTCCGAAGGTTTCCGAAGATACCCTCATTCCATACGAATGGTGCGAGATTGCCCATATAAGATGGAAGGAACTTAAAGATAGTGGCTTTATCACCCATAAGCCAATACGCCTAGGTGTCGATGTCGCAGGTATGGGGCGCGATAGGTCTTGCTATGTTCCACGACAAGGAAACTATGTTTCAGAAATCAAGTGTCATAATTCGGGTGGTCATGCGGACCACATGGCAGTCGCAGGTCAAGTCGCGCACTACCTAAGTTTGAGTTCCAAGAATAAAGCCTTCATTGATACCATAGGAGAAGGTGCTGGAGTTTATTCAAGACTCATAGAACAAAAGTATTTAACTGCATTCTCTTGCAAGTTCTCGGAAGGCGTGAGAAACAAGCATGATGTGACAGGCTGCTACTCTTTCGCTAACATGAGGGCTTATTTGTTTTGGTGTATACGTGACTGGCTCAACCCAAAGAATGGATTCTTTGCAGCACTCCCACCTGACGATGAGTTGGATCAAGAATTGTGCGAAGTGCATTGGCTGTTTCAGTCAGATGGTTCAATCATCATGGAACCAAAAGACGAAATCAAGAAGCGTCTGAAACGTTCTCCCGACAAGATGGATGCCCTTGCCAACACCTTCTATCCATACGACTTCGATAGAGACAATGATTTGCAATTGTTAAATAGTATAGTATAAATTTGCAAGATACAGAAAAGTTTTGTAACTTTGCAGCCGAAACGTTACCTTTAACGTTTCATTGCTCTTAGTGCACTCCGACCGTGAGGTTAGAGTGCATTTTTTATTTAATATAAAGTAATTCAGAAAAAGACTATACACTTCAATATAAGCCTTTCTAAGCGGTTCATTTTTTATCTCCATATAACTTATACCATTTTTAAGAAATAGACTTACATACACAAAATTAATAGTTTGATATAAGTGTCTAAGTATCAATAAGTTAAACTAAGTTAGTAAAAAGTACTTTATGCTCAAAACGTTTGGTCATTTGCAAAAAAATGATTACCTTTGCACTATCAAAATAAAAATAACAATTAAAAAGATAAGAGCAATGAAAAAGGTTAAAGTTTACACAATAGAAGCGTTAGAGAAGCGAATTACAAAGGCTTTGAAAAAGGTCAAGTTCGGCTACCAAGAAGGATGCTTGATTGAAGCCACAGATGCAGAGTTTAGTATCTACAACTTCAACACTGCACTTTGTAATTTACAGCAGAAAGGAGTCGTAGCATACAACGAGAATACAGAAAGCTATGAATTGGTTTAAAGTATAGGAGATAAGAGCAATGAACGTTTACACAGAATCAGATAGATATACGGTTTTACTTCACGCATTCGACACTTTTGAAGGTGCTTGCGAGTATATTACACAGATTATAAATGTAGGGGAGTGTAAGGTTCTCCCCCTCATAAAAGCATGGAAAGGTGGCGTGGTTACAGCTAAATGGGTGACTAAGAAAACCGAAAAAGGAATAAAATTTGAATTGTTGGATAGCAATGTTTAATAGGAGGAAATGAATATGACAGTATATGAATTATCGGACCTTCAGAAAGAAGAACTCAAAATCGAAATGTTGAAAGATAAGTTTGGGTACAAACTTTCATTCAGAGAGTTAGCATATGCTAATGATTGTATCAGCGACCGAGAGTTGTTCGAAAAATATAAGGATCAGACCTTTACAGATAAAGACTTCATCGTATCACGCTAAATGAAATCGTATGGAAAACAACTGCACAACAATAGAAGAGCTGAAATCCGTAACCACGCAGGTTGGCGGTGATGAATGGAAAGATTTCTTCTCCCTCATCAAAAAAGGCTCGTATAGCCTTTATGGTTTTCATCAGTTTCTTAACGAGAGACCAGACCTATGCTTATTAATTCAAGGCATAGGAGATTACCAAACAGCCATCAAGGAAACGTTAGAGGAAATCGGGTTGGATGATGGTGATATTAATGGACCAGGAGGAAATCATCTGAAACTGATTGTGGTCGATCAGATAGGATTCATAGTGTATGAAACGAAAGTTATGAACTTTTAAAAATAAGATAGAGCAATGGAAGAGAACGTTATTATAGCAATGGATGCCGAAAAGTCTAAAAAGATAAAAGGCATTCCTTCAAGTTGGAACTGGGAGGATATTCATTTCTACCTCATTACTGAATTGGGTTTCAGTTTTGATGTTGTGTTCAATTATTCAAAAGACATAGAGGAGGTATCTTATGAAGGATAATGCAAGAACTATCAAGTACGATTCTATCACATCATACGTAAAGGAATATGGGGTAGAATATCTTAGTAACGAGAACCTTATTGCTTCAATTATCGGTATAGACCCTATGCTACAGGGTAATGAACCAATAAGAAAAATCTTTGATGGTAGTCATTCCCTCAGAAAAACAAGCAAGAGAACACTGCAGGAGCTTACATCTATCAAAGGAATAGGTGAAAAGAAGGCTACCGCTATACTCGCTGCATTCGAACTTGGCAGAAGATTTATGAAGGAGAAGTCGCAAGAACTTACAGATTTGGGTAGTTCCCTCGACATCTACAACTATATTTTACCATACGTCAAGGATTTAGAAATAGAAGAATCTTATCTGTTCTGTATGGATAACAACTTCAAGTTAATCAAAATGGTTCGATTGTCACAAGGTGGAATATCAGAAACCCCTATAGACGTAAGAATTGTGTGTAAAGAAGCTATCTCCTGCAATGCCGTAATAATAGCATTGGTTCATAATCACCCTAGCTCTAACTGCTTTCCATCAAAGTCCGACGATGAGATAATATATAAGATACAGAAGGCTTGTGAAATAATGAGATTGTATTTTATGGACCACGTTATCATCAGTAGCAAGTCCGATCAGTATTACTCTTACCACGATAGAGGAAAATTATAAGTTCTAAGCTGATAAAATACCTCAAACCCATAATTACATACCAAAAGAATCTAACTTAAACACAGAAGATATTTTGCACGTTTAAGTGCATTTTTATTGCATCTTATCTTCCAAGGGAGGGCTGTGAAGTTCTCCCTTGTTTATTGAAATGAAAATAATTTCTCACTTTTTTGCAAAAACTATTTGTTGATTAAATAATATTTCGTATATTTGCACCCATAAAAGCGTGTGAAGATGCACGTGACAGAACTTTTCGTAACATTGCTCTTACACCGAGTTCTACGTTTGGTCTGCCTGCATTTCGCTCGCAGACCATTTTTTGTTAAATATAACTCAACAAGCAATGAACAAGTATTACAGAAAAGTTCTTGAAGCACTGAAAACCAATCGAGACATTAAGGCATTGGGGTTCAGTCGTAAGGAGTTAAAGGGTGTTGCCGCCAATGTTGCCAACAAACTTCAACTCAAAGATGATGCTACTGACGAAGAAGTTAGTGAAGGTATTAGTGACGCAATTGATGATGTCTTGCCGTTACTCCAGTTAACTCAGTCCGCAGCAGACCGCCAAGTCTCAGAGTACAAAAACGCTCATCCTGCACCCGATGATGACGATCCAGATCCAGATGACGATCCAGATCCAGATGACGATCCAGCACGTAGAAGTCCGTCACGGAAGGGCAAGAAGGGCAAGAAGGATAGCGATGATGATGACTCCGCTACCCTCAACGCAATCAAGGAACTTACGAAGGCTGTTGCTACACTCCAAGGCGATGTAACTGCATTGAAGTCTGGCAATACCACAAGCAGCCGTACCGCAAAGGTAAGGGAACTGCTGAAGGACACAGGTAAGTTCGGAGAGCGTCGGCTTAAATCTTTCTCTCACATGAAGTTTGAGAATGAAGAGGAGTTTGAGGACTACCTCGATGAGTTGAAGGAAGATATTGAGGAAGAGAACAAGGAAAGACTTGAAAAGGGTCTTGAAAAGCTTGGACGAATCCCTGCTCCCGATACCAAACCTCAGCCAAAGGAGGAAGATAAGTTAATGTCTGATGATGAAGTCAAGGAGCTGGCTCAGATGTAATCATCTATTGTTTCACTAATAAATTATTAGATTATGGTAGCAGAAGACTACAAGCCAAAAACCAAAGGCTACGACATGGGTAAGGACGCTGTGGTTATCCGTCAGTATCTCGGTGGTATCACAGGCGGTAGAGCACTCGACTACGCCAACTTCAAGGATGAGGTTATTCAGGCAGGTCACATCATTGTCCGCAAGAAGGTTGATGATGTTTATGAGTATTCTCCACTTGAAACAGAAGATGGCAAGTACAAAGACAAGGCTAGCGAAGCAGAATTTGCTGGTGTTGTCGTTCGCTCACGCATGAAGGGTGAAGCGGTTGCCATTATGGATAATGGTCGCGTGAATGATGTGGCAATGCCTTATCAGTTCAAGGACGAAACTCAGAGAACCGCCATCAAGACAGCTCTCCCAAGTCTTATTTTTGAGCATGACTAAGTTGTGCTCTAGTTTTTAACTTAAAAGATTGTTTATATGAACGAATCACTTTTTATTCAGTTTATCCGAGCTATTTTCCCTAAACTTAGCTTGTATGTTAAGGAGAAGGAGAATCCGAAGGAGCGTACCTATCTTTACAAGGAGATGCTTACCGATGTGTATTCTCCAGATCAGAAGTGGGAAGGTTCATCAGCTAAGACCACATATGTAGCTGCCGACATCGTTGAGATGGATTCAGACATTCCTTTGAAGAAGCGTGGTCAAATCGCAACCTCTAATGGTAAGTTGCCAAAGATTGCGATGAAGAAGATTCTTTTCGAGTCTGATATCAACAACATCAACATCATGAAGGCTCAGTATGAGAACATTGTAGCGAGAGCCAATTCATTCCAGGCGCAAGGCTTGGTTGAGCAGGCTACATCAACACGACAGGCTGCTAAAACTGCAAAGGCTCGTATCATCAACAAGCTCATGAATGATGGTGTCGCTTGCTCTGTCGGTCTCGAAGAGCGTAACGAAATGAACTTCTTGGCAGGTCTCTCTAATGGTATTATTGCCGTTGAAGATGCAGACAATTCGGGTAAGGCTATCCGTGTTGACTATGGATATTTTAAGGCAAACTGCTTCAAAACAGAAACCAATGGTGTTACTACCCGTGATGATTTCGAGAAAATCTTCGATAAGGCAAATGCCGATAACAATACCATCATACAGGTTATGCTCGCTAAGACGCAGATTAAGAAAATCCGCAAGGAGCAATGGGCAAAAGAGCTTGTTGCCGACTACGAGGGTAAGACTTATACAGAAAATACCAAGCTCAAGACACCATCGGAGTCAGCTTTCTCGGAAGCATTCGAGGATGAGTTCGGTGCAGCCATCAAGGTTATCAACCGAACCGTGATTATCGAGAAGAACGGAAAGCCAAAATCAGTTAAGCCATGGAATGAGAATAACATCATCTTCATCTGTAACACCAACGTAGGCTCTTTCGTTTGGGGTACCCTTGCAGAGGATACCAACCGAGTAGCAGGTGTTCAGTACTCTAACGTTGACAGCTACAAGCTTATCTCTAAGTACTCCAAGAATGAGCCATCTTTGCAGGAGGTTACCGCAGGACAGGCTATCTGCTTGCCAGTAATCGAAGATGTAGATCAGATTTACATGCTTTCTACCAAGTCTGAGGAGGTTGATACGGAAGCCGAGTCTACCGATACTACCGACCAGTATACAACTTACAAGGGTAAGAAGTATAAGAAGGCTGACCTCATCGCTGCTTTGAAGGCTGCTGGTGCCAATGTGAAGGCTAACTCAACCGATGAGACTCTGATTAAGGCTCTCAACTCACTCAGCGATGAGGAGGAAGCCGAAGTTCTCTCTAAACTCACTCCAGAGGTTTAATTTGAATTGATATGAAGACAATAAAGCAAGCATTGATTGATGAAATCCACTACCCTATCCCTTTAGGATTCGTGGAGAATAAGATGATAGAACGTCAGCTTAATGGTGATGATGAATATACATTCGAGGTCGCTCAGTCCAAGGAATGGAAAGGTGCGCTTGCTGATTGTCTGTACTCTCTCATACAAGCTGTAAGCTTATCCGAGTCAGACAAGAGCATTGGAACACTATCTGACAAGGATAAGGAAAGGCTGCTAGTACGAATAAATGCTTTATACAAAACCATCGGTGAAACCCCTGCACTGGGTCAACCGATGGTTTATATAGGAGGTTAAGATATGGCTGTATTGGATTTCGCTGCTCATACCCTAGATTACCTACACGTAACTGATGGGTATGAAGATGATAACGGAGACTATGTTCAAGGCTCAGAAGAATGGGTGGAGAACTATTGTAAGTGTGATATTGTTCCTGCTGGCAAGGCAAACGTTATCACTATTCCCGATGGTTCTGCAAAGAACTATTCCTACACCATCTACAACCTTCCTAGAGCATGCCGCGATTTCGAGTACGGAGATAAAATCCGTGTAAAGTTCTTCGGAAACGAAGTGAAGGAATTTGTTGTACTCGGCTTTCATCGTTATCAACTGCAATGTAAAATATGGGTATAAAACTCTCAACCTCTCAGTCTGCGCTCGATAACTTTTTTCAGTCCGCTATGGCGATAATAAAGCAAGAAATCCTCACTGCTTATGCCAAGCTAGGAGAAGAATGTAATGCAAGGATAAGAGACCGCTCGGCAGAGGAAAGTTGGATAGACCATACAGGAAACCTACGAAGTTCCATCGGCTATGCCATCTTTGACTACGGAAGGAAACAAGTAGAATCAGCCTTTGCTTCCATAGGCAATGGTTCTAATGGTTCACAAGAAGGAAGACAAATGATAGCTGACCTAGCCAAGGAATACTCACAGGTTTACGCATTGGTAGTAGTCGCGGCTATGAACTATGCAGACTTTGTAGAAGCTAAAGAAAATAAAGATGTGCTTGCATCCACTGAGTTATGGGCTCGTTCTGTCGTTGATGGTAAACTAAAGCTCGCTGTGGATAAAGCTGTAAGTAGAATCAATCAGATAAGGCTATGAAATCGGATATTGATATTAAGGATGATGTGTACAACATTATCTCTTCTTCGAAATTAAAGAATGCTGTAACTGGTAGTCTGTGCAAGCGAGGAAGACCATTCTATGGAACAGGTACAACTGGCAAGGAAGATATTTGCATCTCAGTGCTAGCAAATCAAACCTCGCAAATCCAAGAAGCTTTTGTGAATGTAAACATCTATGTTCAAGATCAAGCTATCACAAAGAAAGGCAATACCCGAAAGGAAGAGAACACGGCAAGGCTCCGTGAGTTATGTCAACTCTCTTTCTCTACCTTCGAAGCGGTTCATGGATCAGATTTCCGCTTGTCTATGAGTGAACAGAGGGTAATAGCTTGCGAGGGCACAAGTGAGCACATCATTAATAACAAATTATTGTATCAAACTATAAACGATTAAGATTATGTCAGTAACAACATGGGGAAAACCATCCATCTATGTTCGTGACCTTAGTGCTGCAACCAACAACTGGAAGAAGCTCGACACTCCAAAGGAGGACACTACCCAGCTGAACCCTACCAAGGGTGATACAACAGAAGCTAAGGAGGAAGGTGGCGGTATTGTCGATTCAAAGACAACTAAGTCCACCTACGAACTCGTTTATCAAGAGTTCATCAAGAAGGGCTTACCTCAGCCATTCCCTACCATTGATGGACTTATCGAAGGAAACTACGCTATCGCTGTTCAGCCGGAAGATGCAGAGAACCCTGGCTGCTATATTGGCAATTCAACCGTCAGCGTAGAGGAATCATATTCATCTGCGGATGGTGCTTTGATGCAGTACACCCACAAGGCTCTTGTGCCAGAGGGTGACGAGGTAGCAAAGACCACCAACAAGAAGGGTGAGACCGTATATTGTCAGTTCCGTTGGCGCATCATCACAGCCAAGAAGGCTAAGGGAAAGACAGACGAATACGTTCTTACATTCAAGCATCCTGCAGGTGCTACAGACACATCAACGGAAATAACCATTCCAACAAACGGACAGGTCGAAGGTGAACCCTAAGGCAATACGTTGATTTCTTCTCACCCTTCAGCCGATTGAGGGTTATCAGTCGGCAACCTACCCAAGTAGCTCAGTTGGTTAGAGCGAGACCAAAGTCCGTCACATGAAATCCAGTTGGTCTTTAAAATGCTGGTTGAAAGACGCAGGTTCGAGTCCTGTCTTGGGTGCTAACAAATTTTATTGACTTATGAAGAATGACATCGAAATTGGCGCTATTATAGCCATGGTGTTAACAGATACACCTCTAGGCATACAGGTAGGTAGAAGACATTTGTTTATCTACCCTCAGACTTTAGGCAAGATGTATTTGACTGCTCCATTGATTAAGCAGCTAGGTATCAAAGATGATAACTTAAAGCTGAATCCCCTCATTGAAGCACTCCGTGTAGTAGAGGAGAATCGAAGTCTTTGCTGTAAGATAATAGCCTACCACACTCTTCAGAAGAAATCCGATATGCTCAGTTCACGCATATTGAAGGCAAGAGAAAACATCATCTTCAAGTTCTGTGATAACGATGATATAGCTACTCTTCTCATCACCATACTCTCAGACAACAAGCTTCACGACATCATCACGGAATGTGGGATAGACAAGGAAGCGGAGCGCATGGAGAAGATAAACCAAGCCAAAGACTCCAGTAATCAGTATATCTTTGGTGGCAGAACTATTTGGGGCTCTCTCATTGACGCAGCTTGCGAGAGATACAAGTGGACCCTTGACTATGTTCTGTGGGAAATATCATACAACAACCTCACGCTTATGATGAAGGATAAGATAACTTCCATCTATCTATCCGATGAGGAAAGAAAGAAGGCTCACATTCCATCAGCAACAGAGAAGGTCTTCAGCGGAGATAACAAAGAGGACATCATGGAGCTGATCAGACAGAGCGAAGAGAATCCAATTTAACCTCCTTCACTAACAAGAACAAAGTAAAGAATAAAGGTTTGAGTGAGGAGGTGCACCTTTACGTAATTGACAGAATAAAAAAAATGGCAAGTATCAAGTTTGACATAACAGGCGATAATTCATCCGTACTGAAAGCCTTCCGAGGGGTGCAGGATGGAGTATCACAGACAGCAAGAGCAGTCGAGCAGCAGGGTCAGAGCATTGAGAATGTTTTCAATCGCATCAAGTCTGTTGCATCGGTGGCTTTCGCTGGCTTTACGGCAAAGGAAATCATCAGCACACTGGGTACTGTCCGAGGAGAGTTTCAGCAGTTTGAGATTGCCTTTGAAACCATGCTCGGTAGCGGACAGAAGGCAAAGGGAATGATTTCGGACCTCGCCAACCTTGCTGCTACTACACCTTTTGACATGAAGGGTGTGGTAAATGGCGCAAAGCAGCTTCTCGCATACGGATTTGCAGCCAACGAGATTACCGATACCATGAGAAGACTCGGTGACGTATCCGCAGGATTGGGATTAAACCTGCAAGACCTCACATGGCTCTATGGTACCACGATGGTGCAAGGTCGATTGTTCACAAGAGACTTGATGCAATTTACAGGTCGCGGTATTCCTTTGACAGAGGAACTAGCCAAGCAGTTCGGAGTTACCAAGGATAAGGTTTCGGAATTGGTGACAGCAGGTAAGGTTGGTTTCCCCGAAGTCAAGAAGGCTATCGAAAGCCTTACCAATGAAGGCGGTAAGTTCGGTGGATTGATGGAAAAGCAATCTCACTCTATTACTGGACAGATAAGCAATATCCAAGACACCATCGAAATGGCTATCAATGACCTCGGCACACAGACAGAAGGTTTGATGAATGATGCTTTGGATATCACATCTAAGGTTATCGACCATTGGAAGGAGATAGGTGAGGTTATCCTTGCAGCCGCATCTGCCATCGGTCTTTATAAGGCAATGGCAGTTAGTGTAGCAGCCTTTGACACAGCAACAACAAATGCAGGATATGCAGCCGAGTTGTCAGCTCTTGAATCTTTGCTCCCTATGAAGGAAGAAGCAAAGAAGACAGACCTTGAAGAAGCAGTAGCCAAAGGTCAATTATCAGCAGCACAGGCAGAGCTGGTAGCATCTAAGCGTGAAGAGGTCGCGGCTTATGTTGCCGAACTACAGGCGCAGGCAAAAGCAAAGGCAGACGCAGCCACCGCAGCCGCAGAGGAAGTGAAGGCATTGGAGAACAAACTTGCTATGCAGGATAATGAGGTTCAATCACTCCAAGATGCTTACGATGCCCTGGAATCCTATACAGATGGGCAGAAGGTAGAAACAGCAGAAATCAAACTCAACACTGCCGTTAACGAAAGGAACACCATCGCAAAGCAACTCCAAACGGCTAGAGAAACCGCTGCAACCGCAGCCACAGAAGCAAATACAGCAGCCAATACGGCTAACACAGCATCCCAAGGCTTGAATACCGCAGCTACCGCAAGAGACACCGCAGCCAAAGGAATATGGGCACAGGTCACCCTTCTCTGCAAAAGGGCACAGGACGCATGGAATGCTTCTATGTTCTCAAGTCCTCTTTTTTGGATAGCTGCCACCATCGCAGCAGTAACCTATGCCGTATATAAGCTTGCTACCGCCGAATCAGCACATGAAACGGCAGTAAGGAAATCCAATGAAGCGTGGGATGAGTTTGACAGCAAGGTCAAGGAACGTCAGCAGAATATCGAAAGCCTTATCAGAACAATTCAGTCTGAGACAGCTACAGAATACGAGAAGGCAGAAGCTTACCAAAAACTCTCCAACCTCGCACCTCAGTTAACAGAGCAATACTCACAAGCTCAACTAGCATCTGCCGATTTTGCTAAGACGCAGAAGGAAGTTGCCGAGAGCATGGATGAGTTGAAGTACGATAAGGCTGTTGAGGAAGTTGAGAAGTTCCGCCAAGAGGTTGAAAGTCTCAACAAGCAACTACATGATGATGCGGCATACAACGGAGGAAGACAAGCATCATTGCTAGGTGGTCAGTTACAACAGGCACAAGAAGACCTTGACCAAGCAGAAGAAAAGCTTTCCAACATCATCCAACTTCGAGACCAAGCAGCCGAGAATGCAAAGCCTATCGAAGTTCGCTTGCAAGAAGCACAGGAGAACGAAAGTGTACGTCAAGAAATCTTTGACTTCTATGACGAAGCAATCAATCTGGCCAACGATTGGCAAGCTGCCAACGAAACCATCAACTACGCCACAGGTGAGAGTAGATTGGATGCGTTCATCAATAAGGCTCAGAAAGAGATAGCAGGTCTTCGAGAAGACATCAAGAAGAATCCTGCTGATCTGAATCTCCGCATGCAGGAGTCTGAGAAAACAAAGGTTCTGAACAACCTCTTAACGATGAAGCGTAATTGGGCGGTCACAGGAGCTACGACCATTCCTTTGATTTTCAAGGCTCAATGGAACACAGCCAAACAATCCCTCAACCAAGCCAAAAAAAGAGCACAAGCGTTGGCTAACAATGGTTCTACGGAAACCTATCAGCAGGCTTACAACAAAGCGCAGCGTGAATACAACGCAGCCAAGAAGAAGGTTGCTGCTATGGAGAGGAATAAGAACAAATACACCCCCGCTCAGTACGAAACCGCCACACAAGACTTGAAAGCAGCCAGGGATGCCTACTCAAAACTAGGTGGTGATGTAAGTGGAAGGGCAGCAAAAACAGTAGCAACGGCACATAAGAATCGCATCAAGGAAGAGAACAAGACTATCAAGGCTCAAGAGGATTTAAACAACCGCTTGAAGACTTTGCAGCAGAAAAATACAGATGAAACTATCTCCCTCATGCAGGAAGGCACGGAGAAGAAGCTTGCTCAAATCAAGAACGACTATGCCAAGCGCAATGCCGAGATTGACAAGCAGGAAGCAGAGTTCAAGAAGAAAAACAAGGAAGCTGGCAAGAAAGTAACCCTTACCTCTGCTCAGTCCAATGCCCTCAATAAGGCAAGAGACCTCGCTACCCAAGAGTATAACAAGAAGCTTGATGAGGTCAACAGGGAAGCCCTCACCTCTATGCGCGACTACTTGAAGGAGTATGGTTCTCTCTATCAGCAGAAGCAAGCCATTGCCGAGGAGTACGAAGAGAAGATTGCCAAGGCTCAGACGGAAGGCGAGAAGAAGACTCTCCAACAGGAGAAGAAAAAAGCACTCGCCAACTTCGACTACGAAAGTATCTCCATGGGCATTGACTGGAAGGGTCTGATGAGCGGTGTAGGTAATATGAGCAAGGAAATGCTCAAACCAATGCTTGAAAAGCTAGATGCTTATACCAACACGGACAAATTCCAGCAAGCCGATGCTCAGACACAGCAGAAGGTTGTTGACCTCATGCAGGAGATTCGTACTTACCTCGGAACTGATCAGAATGCAACGTGGCAGAACCTCGCTGCGTCCATCACCAGTTTCAATCAGTCTATTCTCGAATATCAGACAGCAGTCAAGAATGAAGAACTATGGAATGCTAAGCTAGCCAATGCCGAGAAGGACTTGAAAAATGGTAACATAACACAGGAGGCTTTCGACAAAATCAAGAAGTCCTCTGACGATGCAAGCCAAGCTGTAGTTGATACCAAGAACAAAATGAACACATTCGGTATCAAACTCAACTCAGCTACGGAAGCCGTTACGAACTATACTTCGGGTCTCACCGCTGCGCTCAATAAACTCGGAACATGGAAAGGCAACGAAGGGTTCTCGGAGGTACAATCTGCGGTTGGCAACATAGATGCCTTGAAAGGTGCTCTTGACGAATCACTCTCCACTATGGGCAACGGAGTAGCCAAGACAATGGGTGCGACCATATCGAAAGGTCTAGGAAGCACTCTCGGTTCCATCGGAGACGGAATAACCAATATGATGGGTAGTGCTCTCGGCTCAATCGTAGGAGTGGTGGCACAGATACCGAAACTCATCCTCAATCTCGCAAGTTCCATCAAGAGCTTCGTGACCGGTATTCTTGATTCGTTTACTCAGCTACTTCAATTCGAATGGCTATCAGATTTGGTTGACAGCATACTTGCTTCCGTGGGAAATCTCATTGATGCTATCTTCGATTTGCCCGAAAATCTCTTCAAGGCTCTCGAAAGCATTGTTGTTAATGGTGTAGGCGGTCTCTTAGATAACGTGTTAGGTCGTGTTGGAAACATTCTCTCTCTCGGAGCACTTTCATCGAAAGGTCCATCAGATTGGTTTACCAACTCAAATGCCGAAAAGGTTCAGAAGACTATTGATAGACTGACAGACAGTAATGAGAGATTACAGAAGTCCATCGACAAGCTAAAAGACACCATGACAGGTACGTATGGTAAGGAGTCCACCAATGCTTACAAGGAAGCTAAGCGGCAGCAGGAGACCTATAACCACAACGTCATGGAGATTGCCAAGCAGCAGATGAGTTATCATGGCTCGCACCATTCTTGGAGCTCTTATTGGAGCGGGTTCAGTAATGAGCAGTTGGCTAAAATCAGACAGAACGTGAAGAGTGACTTCAATGGTGATATTACCACCCTCACACCAGAGGAAATGAAGAAGTTGCTTTCATACCAAGATTTAGTTGATAAGATCAGAGGAACAGGTAAGCATTACAAAGGACGTTCTGCTTACGGAGAGTCGGTTCTTGACAAACTCGAAGACTATGCCGACCTTGCAGGTAATCTTGATGAGCTGACCGAGCAATGGCGCGAGTCTATTACCCAGATTTCCTTTGATAGCATGAAGGATAACTTCATCAGTAACCTCATGGATATGAGTAAGTCTGCGCAGGACTTCTCTGATGATTTCGCAGAAATGATGCAGAAAGCTCTTCTCTCCTACTCGATGGAAGACCTCATGAATGGGGAATTGAAAAAACTCTATGAGGATTGGGCAGACGCAATAGATGCAGCAAATGGAGATTCATCGAAAATCGACATAGAAGCATTCAACAAGCGTTACGATGATATAGTCCAGGAAGGCTTGAAGAGACGTGACGATTGGGCGAAGGTAACTGGCTACACTGGTTCTTCATCCTCATCACAGACTGCAACAAGCGGAGGATGGGCATCTATGGGGCAAGATACCGCAGACGAGTTGAATGGTCGCTTCACCGCCCTGCAGATTGCAGGAGAGTCTATCGCTCAGAACATGACTACCACCATATCTCAGATGGAGAGCATCGTTACACTCGGAATCTCAACCAATGGCGCAGTATTGGAGATTAGAAACATGATGATTATGACAAACAGCTATCTCGAAGACATCGTGAAGTATTCAAAACTCACCTACAATGACTTCGGAACCAAGCTGGATGATATGAACAGAAGATTAAAGGATATTTGACCTCTATAGGCTTTTCGCTTGTCAACCCTTACAACTATACTCAACAATAGCAAAAGCGGCTCACAGCGAAGCCTATGAGGTTATTTAATGATTAAATAGCTATGCTTAAAGGACAACTTTACATAAATGGCAATGATGCCTACCTTACGTGGGGCATCTTCCTAGACGAAACCGCCCTCAGTACGCTCATGACCCCTGCACCAAACAAGGAGTTCATCAGCAACAAGTATCGTTCAAAGGACGGAAAGTCAGTTATCAAGCACAATCCTAGATTGGATGAGAGGGAGATAACGCTGCCGTTCAATATGACCGCCAAGGACTCAGATACGTTCATGATGAACTATGCTAGGTTCTGCGAGGAGGTTCTTGCCAAGGGAGAGTTGGTTATCCGCACCCGATTCCAGCCTAATGTGTGGTATCGGTGCATCTATCTCTCCTGCACACAGTTCAGTCAGTTCATTCGGGAAATGGCAAAGTTCAGTCTAAAGCTCAACGAGCCAGACCCAAGTGACAGAGGTGAAACAAGTAAATATATACAAGCTAATGATTCAGATTAAGAGAAACAACAAGGTATTCTTCACATTAGAGGACTTCGGCGAGGGTTCTAAGCTGTCATATCAGCTTATGGACCATCATTACGTCATATTGAAGTTCACTACGGCTACTCCTATCTATTTCGAGATTGGGGACTCCGTAGAGATTCCCGACTTCGGCTACTTTGAGCTTACATCATCATACTTCCCTAAGCACAATGATAGTGATGGCTACGACTACGAAATGCAGATGGATGCCTACTATATGTCTTGGAAGAATAAGCTTTGCAAGTATCGCCCTCAGCACGGAGCCAACGAGACCTCCTTCAGCCTCACCACAACGGTAGGCGTACACATGAACGTTATACTAGGCAACCTAAAGGCGCTAGGTCTTACGTACAATGGCAAGGAGTTCTCTGTTGACTACACTACGTACAACAACAAGGCTTTCGATGTTCAGAAGAGATTCTTGATCGAGTACGGCTCCATCAGTATTCTCGATGCTCTCAACGCCATCTGTTCCGAAGACGCACTCAACTGCGAGTGGTGGATAGATGGTTCTATCATATACCTTGGATATTGCGAAATGGAAGGACAGACAACATTCGAACAGGATGTTAATGTTCTGTCTATGTCCTATTCGGAATCTAAGTCAACTTATATTACGAGACTGTACGCATTCGGCTCAGACAGAAATATTCCGAAAGGATATTTCACTGGTGCCGATGCGGACGTCACCACCGATGGTGTTGCTACCGATTACCTCATGCTCCCTAACAAGGAAGTAGATAGTGATGGTTTCTACGCCAAGGATGGCTATCTGGAGAACGTGAATGTCGTGAAGAATGACAAGCAGGCTATCGAAGGTGTCGTTATGTTCGATGAAGAATATCCGAAGGTTGAATGCAGGGTCAGCAGTATCAAGACCTATGATAGCACCGTTGATAACGAAGACGGAACGAAGACTACACAGACATTTTGGCAGGTCACTTCTACAGACTCTTTCACTAATAACTTCAAGGAGAGTTGGATAAAGAGTAACCTCACTTTAGGCATCAAGTTCACTAGCGGTGCTCTCATGGGTATGGAGTTCGATGTCAGCTTCAAGGTTATCGACAAGGTTAACTACTTCGAGATTGTGGCTAATGACACTTACGGAAGAACTCTTCCCGATGGCGTTATGTGCCCAAAGGTTGGTGATAAGTACTTTCTGTTCAACTGGGACGCAACCAAAATTACAGATACGGACCTCATCCCTACTGCTCAGTTGTCTCTGTTCGATAGAGCGAAGCAGCACTATCAGAAAACAATGATCAGCAACTCAAACTTCACCTGCACGATGGATGGCGATAAGTTCTACAATGATGGAACATACGATTACCATCCTCTCGGTGAGCAGGTAAAGCTGATTAATGATATGTTTGCGCAGGTGGATGCGGATGGCAAGCACTACCGAAACTCTCGTATCATCGGAATGGAGATACCTTTGGATATCCCTTACGACCATCCTCAGTACATAGTAGGAGAAAAGGCAGCTACTAGCCGGTTGGGTAAGTTGGAAGACAAGGTTGATTCCATCAAGGTGAATGGAATGCAGATAGGCGGCACAGGAAGCGGTAATGGTGGAGGTGTCTATGTAATTGGCATGAACGATACCACTCCTGCATCCGATAGTAACGTTTATTCTGCTAGACGTTCTAGGATGGAGTTTGTATCTAGGCTGCAGGATAACACCGCAAAGAGCACAATCACATTTCAGAAGGTGCAGAAGTTCTTGCAAGGATTGACAGCAGAAGACTTATCCCAGTTCAAGAATGGTGCAACATTCGGGGAGTTCATTCAGGGAATGCTCTTCGGTACTGGTGGCAGGATTGACGAGCTTGGAAATGCGGAGTTTGAGAGTATCACATCCCGAAGTTCTATCATTGCAAAGGAGCTTATTACCAACAGGCAGACGGCAATGGAAAGCAACTTTGTCTTTACGGAAAGTGGTCTGGTCGAGTCAGTGACGGAGATTCCTGCGACAACGGAAGGTGGAAACGTGACCTACGACTTGAAGCTTCAGAAACGATGGGATAACGACTTTACGGCATTCAAGGAGAATGATGTTGTCTTGGCTTCCATCAATACTCTGGCAGAGAACGGCAAGTATTACGATATGTGGCTACGAGTACTCTCGGTCAATACGGTAACGAATACCATTACGGTAGTCTGCTACCCCGATGATGAATGTCCTAGCAAGAAGAACTATCCACCTTGCGAGCTGGCAAGATTGATACGATGGGGAAATGCCGTGGACGAAGAAAGACAGAGCTGCTGGTATATATCATCATCCGAGGGGTTGCTTGTATGGCTTGACCATGTAACCAAGCCTATCATAGACAAGACGAACTACTCTATTGCGATAGGCAAGCTGCCAGATGCACTATCGTTCCTCTTCCAAGACTTCCCTACCGCCAACAAGCGTGATGGAGCGTTCTATGCTAAGTGGATGATGGCTGCATCATTCCAGCAGATAGACTATCAGGGCAACCCAATCTACACGACAAGAGACAGAGGCGTGTGGAGCTTGGATGTGGCACAAGGAGACAATCCTTACCGCAATGGAGACCGAACGATTGATACCGTCTATTACCTCGGCTGCAAGTGGAAGTGTTTAGAAGACAAGACAACAAAGCCGCCAATCTACTCATCTACCGCTTGGGCATTCGTGGAGGGCAATCCGTATTTTACACTCGAAATGAAATCATCGAAGCTGTGGAACTTCCGTCTAAACGACTTGATGGCAACGAATGATGATGGATCTTGGAAGGTATTCACTACTCTGTCTGTAATCGGCAGACTCTACAATCAAGACGTGACCGACTCCATGGTCAATGTTGTATGGACTAGAGACAGCGGAGACCCGACCTCAGACGATAAATGGGCACTCTCTCACGCCAACTGCGGATTGTCGGTTGATTTGACCTATGAAGACCTTGGCGGTGCTGCATTCAAGATAGGTGGTGTGACATTCCGATGTGATGCCGAAATCAAGGATGGAGAGACGATGTATTCCGAAGATGTGAGTGTTAGTTTCTAATGTTGAACTTTAAAGTTGAAAGATATGCCAAAAGAATTAGCAGTAAGTGCTGACAAGATGATGGATATACAGGCAACCGCCTATTCCCAGTCTTGCAGCATAGAGATAGTTGGAGACATCATCAACAGGCAGCAGTATGACGGAATCGCCAACTCATATTCCCCGAATTACGCAATCCGTCCATGTACGATGTTTCCGTCATGCTTCCTCATCGACCCCGACAACCCTAACGAGACAGGCACATTTAACAGTCAGTTGGATTCATTCAAATGGTCAGAGGTTTCAACTAGTGGAATTGTCGTAGTAGCAACAAGCGAAAAAGCCAGTGTGGTAAGTGGTTATGAAGCCACAACAGAGGGCTTGAACAAGGGAACTCTCTTTATCAAGTCTAACTCAGTTCTCAATAAGCCGAGAACAATGCGGTTTGAGGGTAATTGGACTGACCCGATAAGTGGATATAAGTACACATTCATAGCCAACAAGCCGCTCTACCTTGAAGACACCACTAATGCAAGGGCAGAGATTATGCTTGATAGTGCTCCTACCGTGCTTTGGAATCCACTCAAACACGCAAGCACAAGAACCATCACAGCAAAGGTAATGGTCGGTGCTATAGATAAGTCTGCGGATGCAAAGGCAAGGATATGGTGGTATCGTATCTTGGATAACGGAACAAAGCAGATTATCTCTTCCGTTGACGATTCCGAGAACTACGAGATTACCGCCATGACAAAGGCTGCAAATGGTCAGATTACATCTATCACCGTCAACTGTGATATGATAGGTGACGGAATCGGATATGAGGTAAGAGCCTGCTATATCTACGAAGGAAGTATTCCATCTTCTCCTCGAACAGGAGACCCGAAGAAGGTTACATATATCAAAAGAACCATTCCACCCCTCACTCCTCAGTTCGTAGGCGATGGCTTCGGTCTCAATTCTGATACAGCTTTCGTAACTTGTCGGGCTATCGTAAGTGACAACAACGGAGTCATTGACCCTTCTGTATGGAATAAGATTATCAGAGCGAAGTGGCAGAAAGTATCTTATGGCAAGGTTGTGAACAATGGCGTAGTCACCATGACTGAGAATGTCACGGTGTTAGGGTACGGAGAGACGTTCAAATGTCCTTTCGAGGCGAAGAAGAGTATCCGTCTGACAATAGAAGACAGAGGTGCTTACGAGCTGATTGTTGACGAGAATAGCAATACCCTTGTGGATGAGAACGGAAACTATCTTGTGTCAAGGGAAATTGACGAGAACAGCTAATTATTGTTGAACTTTAAAAATATACGATTATGAGATATTACGTTAAGGTAACTAAGGAAGTCGCAGAGGTAATCACAAAGGCTGGTGTTCCGCTTACAATGACGCATGACGGTAATTGCTTGCTCTATCAGAGTGAGATGAATGATGTTCCTGGTGTTAATCTGAGTGCAAGAGCTGCCTATGCTGGCGGTGTTCTCATAGAGGAGTATTCTGCTCTAGCTGAGATTGACGGAAGTGTAGCCACCCCTGCATATTGCTATACCCCAGTCGAGTATGGTGGTGACGGCGATACAAGGAATAAGGATAACGGATTTGGCGCAGATATACCAGACGTGTCTTCTGAATCTGAGGTATCAACAGATAAAAAGGAAAGCGAGGTAACAAATGAGTAAAGCATCAATAACAGGACAGATTGTTGTGACAAGCAACGGAACGACAATCTACCCAATCCTTCAGTGTACGACAGGAGACGTTAATCAGAACTATGATGGCGAGTGGAATGCTCCTACTCAGATTTCGCCTGACTTCGAAGCTAGCGGTGCTAGGCATCCAGTCATAGTTATGCAAGCCTTTTCAGCAGAGCAGGGCGCAGGTAATAACTTCGACCTTACAAGAGGTTCTACAACATGGGTTGTCGGCGGTGTGACGTTGGCGTTCAATGGTTCGGGCGTTTCCACTAATTCGTTTGGTGGCGTGTCTGGTCATTTTACCATGGGGGCTGATTCTAGCGGCAATCCGACCCTTACGGTCAATAAGAACCTTGTAAAAATCAATAGCGGTGATTCGTTCAACATCGAAGCAAGAACAAGCCTGTCGCTCGAAAACACAAACATCAATATTAAAGCTATGTACCCAGTTTATATAGCCAAGGGCGTTGTCAGCTCAAAACGAGTGAACATTCTCCCTACTTCAAGTACGAATCTGTTCACTATCACAGAGAAGGGAGGTAGCTGTACCGTCAAAGCAGAGGTGACGGAAGGAACGTCAGTGACATCTAGCGGATATACATTCAAGTGGTATCTGCCAGACTCTAACAACGCATGGGCACTCAAGCAGGATAGCGACTCTCCTACATTCACCATCAATGAGACAGACGTTGATTCATCTATCCTCGTTATGTGCGAAGCATACAAGGCAGGAAGTTTTTATGCGTCAGATACCCAGACCGTCAATGACGTGTCGGATGAATATATCATATTCCCGAACCCTACGGATGGCAACGGAAATGCTGTAGCTGAGAACTTCATTCAAAATTCGGGAGGAAGCATCGTATACGTTCCGTACATGCGCAAGCGTGGCTCTAAGACCAATATCGAAGATGTCGCATTCAGCATGGCATTATATTCAAACAGCGGTATTCCTATTTCGGGAGCACCAACGGTAAGCGGCAACGAGTTTACAGTCACGGAATCTGCAATACGTGCATATAAGGGTGCAGTTTATGCGATAACAGGTGTTAAATAGTTAATAGATTATGACAAAGGTTTTAGCAGAAGTAACTGGCTCAATCTCATTCTCTCTGAGAGGAGAAAAAGGGCAAAAAGGTGCTCTTATGCGTGAACATGACGGTTTTGAATCGGGCAGCTATAAGTATCTTTCTGGTGCAGGAGAAGAAGCATACATTGATGTTGTGTGTATTGAAGGCAAGTGGTATCAATGTACTAAAACGTATGACAACGCAACTTCTTCGCCTAGTTTGACCGATGGGCATTGGACAAAGATGAGTCAATATAAATCAATAGCAACTCATCTTCTCCTTGCCGAGAACGCTACCATCAATATGCTCGGAACCAATCAGATTAATCTGTTCAGTCCGACTACTGATGGTAAGATGTTTGGCTCGTTTAGGGTTGTTAGTGATGATAATGATTACGCTCTGTGGCTTGGCGCATCGAATGGAGCTGATGCTCCATTCAGCGTAAAGAAAGATGGTTCCTTATATGCATCTAATGGTATATTCGCAGGAGAACTAAAGGGTGTTGTAGGCTCATTTCATAGATTGGATGCGGTTAGTTCCGATGGAAAGGAAAGCGCTGGTTCAATATATTTTGATCCTTCTGGCCGTATAACATTTGATGCAGATATATATAGTCAAGGATATAATTCTACGGCGAAAAGAGGTTTGCGTTTCTATGCTAGTACTATATGGGGTCGAGGTGCTTTTGGTCATAATGAGAGTACATTGGTAGTAATAAATGGTACTAGTATGCGCATCTATCCAGACGGATACAGTTCTGCATATACTGTTGTGAGTCTAGAGAGTACTACGTATGACAATAAAACCGTATACAAAATTCCATTGTATAGTCCTGGTGATAAATCGCACGGATGTCCTATTGATGTAGTAGTATTCAATTCTTCTAGAGCAAATGCTATATATCATTACGAGTTTGTACCTGGAGGAACAGGTAAGCGTTGGATGGCAATAAATGCTAATGATAATAATAACGGAATATATTTCTGTGATGTCGGTGGATGGCATCAACTTAATGGTGGAGAAACAATAAATCTTGTATATATAGACCCAGGATTACTTAATCCTAGTCAGAATGGTAAGACCTATTTCGGTCGTGGTATATTCTGGAGCGGAAGTTTTGATTTGAATTGGTCAAATAGATAACCATAAAAGCAAAAATAAATATGAAAGTCAAGTTAGAACATCTCGAAGTATTTATGACACTCGACAAGAATCGGTGTCAGGTAGTTAACGCACGCAAGCAGATTGCAAACATCATCTACTCGCAGGGAGCAGGATTGGGGCTGGCAGGACAGGCTCTTGCAGTGAAAATGTGGAACGGAAATGACGAGACCGAGTACACAGACGATGAAGTGAGAATCATCAAGGAACTCGTTGAACGCGCTACCGCTCCTTGCTTCATTGATGCGGTGAATGCTGCTATCAGCAATGAGGTATCGGCAGAAGCGATAGATAAGTAACAATATCTTTTAAAATACATAATATTATGGCTATAAAGACAAGAAAAATCAGCGATTGGCTGTCTGCTAACGGGCAGGCGGTCACAAATGCTAGTAAAGCAACGATGGAAGATGCTATCAGAGCAGATATAGGTCAGCTCTATGATGGTGTATTCATTATGTTCCATCGCAAGAGCGACAATTATCCTCTTGCCGTAAGAGTGAACTCTTGGGCATCATATCAGGCTAGCGGAGAGATAGCGGAAGGAGTTCTTCTTGTTGAAGGTGGAAGACACCTTGTGATTGCTCCAACCGAAGCATCTTCCGCTAAGTGGAGTTCCAAACCAGTTTCATCATCTGATATGTCTGGTTCTGTTCAGATTAGCGGAGTAACTACGACAAATGATAGAATAGCCGCATTGAATGACTTTGCTGGTCGGGCTAATACGACCGCTATCATCAACGGAAGTACATCGAGCAACGTTACAAATACAGAGGATTATGCCGCAGGATTCTGCAACAGATATTCACGCACAAATGCTAACGGCAAAGGTCTGACAGCAGGAAGATGGTGGTTGCCTTCAATGGGCGAAATGGCGATGATTTGGGCTAACTTTGATAAGATTAACTATGCTTTATCAAAGATTAGTGGTGCTACACAGCTGCAACCAAACTGGTATTGGTCTAGTACCCAGGGCTCGGCTATCACCGCTTGGGGCTTGTATCTGGCCGATGGCTACATGAACTACTTCTATAAGTTCCGTCAGCTCAGGGTTCGCCCAGTGTCAGCATTTTTATATTAGTTAGTAGTTAGTTCTTTTTACTCCCACGCCTTTAAGGGCGTGGGGAAGTAAGTTATGACCAAGAAAGGTATCCAATAATGACGGCAAAGATTGCAAGCAAGACAAGGGTTTACAGAGATATGAAGAAGTTTCTAAATGAGGTTATTTACATCATCAAAGACTTCCCAAAGGAGCAGCGATATGTTGTTGGAGACAGAATCGAGCGCACGGCTATTGATTCTCTTCACATTATCGCAAGGGTATATATGGGTAAGGACTTGAAGATGAGAATTGCGGATATGGTTGAGCTGCAATCAAACTTGGAATTACTGAATACCTTGATTGAGATAGCAGGAGAACATCAGTGGATAAAAGGCAGAGGTAAGCTAGCAAACTTACTTCTGTTGATGGATAGTATAGGACGACAGAGCACAGCGTGGAAGGGTTCTCTTATTGAAGCCTTGAAAAGGTCAGAGAGTGAACGTAGTCAGTGCTAGGGAGGTACGCCAAACTAGGAGAACAGTCTTCCGAATAAATGGGCTACTACCATCATATATGGTAAAGAATAAGATAATGTAGTGATAACCCAGAACTCGGCTATCAACGCTTGGAACTTGAATCTGAACGATGGCAACATGAACAACAACTATAAGTTCAATCAGAACAGGGTTCGCCCAGTGTCAGCACTAATAAAGAAGACGTATTCAGAAAAAACAAATGATAGATTTTGAAACGATATTAGAAGCATATTTAGATTGCCGTAAAAGAAAGCGGAGTACAGTCGGAGCTACGGAGTTCGAGCTTAATTATGTTCACAATCTTGTTGAACTTATGAATGAAGTTAACTCACGTCAATATAGAATCGGAAAATCTATCTGCTTTGTCGTCCGCTACCCTCGTTATAGGGAGGTGTTTGCTGGCGAGTTCAGAGACAGAGTTGTTCATCATTATATAGCATTGAGACTAGAGCCGTTGTTTGAACGGATATTCTGTGGCAGAACATACAACTGCCGAAAAGGCAAAGGACAGCTAGCAGGTGTTATTCAATTAGCGGAAGATATTCGTGAGGAGAGCGAGAACTATACCAAGGATGCCTATGTAATGAAGGTTGACTTGAAGGGATTCTTTATGAGTATTATCAAATCTAAGCTAGCGAAGATGGTCGATGATTTCATCGTAGAGCACTATGAAGGAGACGATAAAGAAGACCTTAGATGGCTTTGTAATCTTGTAGTCATACACAGACCAGAAACAAACTGCGAGCGAAGGAGTCCGCTTTGGATGTGGAACTTTATTCCAAAGGAGAAATCTCTGTTTACCAACGGAGAAGATAGAGGTATCGCTATCGGTAATCTGTTCGCTCAGTTATTCGCCAACTTCTTGCTGAATACCATCGACTGGAAGATTGATGCCGTGTGTGTAAGGCATAATAGGTATGTGGATGATATATCATTCGTAAGCAAGGATAAGGAGAAACTTCTATCTATTATTCCTATGCTTAGAACAGAACTCGGAAAGCTGGGTCTAAGGCTCAACGAAAAGAAATTCTATCTACAGCATTACTCTAAGGGTGTTCAGTTTACGGGTGCAATAATCAAGCCAGGCAGAGTATATGTTGCCAACCACACCATCAATAGTTTTGCATTCGCCGTAGAAAGGCTATGTAAGGCTGCTGAAATGGGAATGATTGATGATATCAAGAAGGAGATTTCCTCCGTCAATTCCTATCTCGGCATTATGTCACATTATAATGAATATGGTACAAAACGTAGGATAATGGCGAAGTTACCTCAGAAATTCTATGAGTACTGCTATATAGAAGGTCATTTTGACGTAGTAAAACTAAAATACAAATACACAGAAAAGGCGATTTTTATGAATATCGCCAAGAATATAATCAATAATAGAGATGAAGAAGACGTTAGAGAGAATCCCGACCGAGAAGGAAATCAGCATGCTTCTCGATGAAGGGTATGTAGTTGAGGTTTATATGAGAGACGGAGAAGTTGTTATGGAGACGTGTGAAGCACCATAATAATATTGTTACCATTTTCTTTAATTTTGGTAACAAGAATTTAGTAACAAAACTTTCAGATTGTTACTTTTTATAAAGTTTAACACAAAAATATTCTCATTTCCGGTGATTTTGTGCAGAAAAGCGTATCTTTGCACCATCATTTAATTTAAATCAACGCTTATGAATAAAGAAGACGAAGACAACCTATTAAAGTGGTTGAAAGACAAAGATGTCAGTGAGGTTATGGATTTGCTGATGAGACATGGTAATCGGTATAGTAGAAGGATTCTGAAATTTTTCAGATGGTTTTGTAAGTACGTTCCTATTACACTTATGTGCTTTCACGCATACGGCATTTATGAATTCTCTCAGCATCCTCGTGAAATGTTCATCCCTTATGCGGAGAATGCACCTTGCTATCTCTACATATATTTTATGGTGTACGTTCTGCCAATGGTTTTGATATTAGCAAGCCGATTTTTCTTCTTGTGTTGGAGATACCGCATTCCCTTCTTCTACTTTGCAAGCATCAATGCGGCTCACATTGTGGAATGGAGCTGGTATACCACCAAAGATATGGTAGATTCTTGCTATACGGTCATGGTGGTAACGGCAATATTCTATCTGTACTCTTTTGTGGATTTGTTTATCAGTCGAAGTAAGTTAGGACGTAAAATCTGTGCGTGATTATGGGAAAGATATTAAGTTATAAGTTGCTAGGTACAGCTTTGAAGTCGTTGGCTGACGCTTGCTTTAAAGCAGACGAGCAACAGCGAAATGGTGAGGTCATCACCGCTTGCGGAATGAGCGATGATGATTTGGATAGACTATGTGACATCATACCCGATATGCTCAACCCGATGATGAGCACCGAAGAGGTCAAGGAAAAATTGCGAGTTTCTGATGCTACCCTTAACAGAATGGTGGCTAGGGGCGATTTGCCCCATGGCGAATGCAAGAAACGTGGGCACACCCGATATTGGAAGAAGTGGGATATACTACACTACATTAAGAGCAAGAGAAAATCATAACGTATAAGCCCTATCGCATCACGGATAAGCGAGCATATATGAGTATGGATTATATGTTTTGTACTTTGATTATAGTAGCGATAATGGTAATCATCAACAGCACGTTTATTGCTTACCTGTACCTTTCCTATAAGTATAAAACGATAGATAAGTTCTTCATGGCTTGGGTGACATCATCAACTATGATATTGATAATCCTTAATTCCGCAACACTATAGTTTAACATTATTTATAAGTGCCTGAGCAACAAA